AACAGGAGAGGAGTACATTTTACATTTATTTTTATATACTACCACTTTTAGCGACTTTCTCTCTTTTTTTTACATACATATATACATATATATTATATACTATCACTATGTTAAAGTTCGAATCCGCACAAAGAACCGGATATAAATCAGCACAACCACCACCTGCACAATCAAGTCATTCGTTAGATAAATCAAGTGAATGGTCATATGCAGAATCACCTGCACAATCACTCCATTCAGAAGCACAATCACTCGAAAATTTATCTACCATAGATGATCAAACACCCGCCGTAGTAAGTAAATCTACATCCTCGATATTTTCTAACTTTCTCCCCAACATCACTATTCTTATCGCTCGGGCTAATTCTACTAATTCTACTGATATTACGCAGGAGAAGGCCACTTCTTTAGCTAGTACTCTTTCGAGTATTCCGTCATTAAAAGGAATTAGTAAGAATTTGAATTCACCAGACAGTATTAAACTAATTATTGTGAAGTCTACGCCCACTGTAAAATCACCCGGTGAACAAACGGATGAACCACCCTCACCCTTCAACCCCCCTCACCCACCGCAACCACCTAATAGTTTTGCTAGTTCCGTACAGGCTTCCCTTGGTAGTAGCAGCAATACGGCGCAGGCTCAGGCTACGACTATGGAACCCCCTGTTAGTAGGCGCAATCAGGCGCGGGCTCCCCTTGGTAGTAGGCGCAATCAGGCGGGTAGACATCTGTTTGAGGATGACACTGATGTTGATGATGATGCAGCTTCATATGGGAAGGGTAAAAGTTTTACCAATAGACGGCAAGATGCCACCCCTTCACATACAGGCCCTGGGGATTTGTACGCCGCTCAGCAACGGCAGCAACAGAACGCACATTTACCTCCGGCTGTGGCGGCTTCCAGGGCTGCTGGGGCTGATGCAGCTATTGCAGCGGCGCAGGTTCAGACTTCCCGGGCTGACGCAGGGGCGAGGGCTTCCAGGGCTGCTGGGGCTGCTGGGGCTGCTGGGGATCAGACTATGACTTCCGTTCCGCACGAACAATCTTTTATGGGTGAAACTTTTGTCCGCCAATTTTCCACTGGTTCGGCTCCCCCTGGTACAACCCCGAATGTTAAATCTACATTTTGGTTTCCCCCTCCCCCACCTTCCTTCACACCGTCTGCGCTTAAACCTGAACCTCCTTTCACCCAACCCCGATACAACTACGTTGATTTAACCAAAGGATCTCACCCTGGTGGAGGCTATTGATTTTTTTACATCATTTACACATTTTTATTTCACAAAATTGAACACCCTTTAGACACAAACAATAGTATCACATAAACAACAATATACGCATCGTTATCTACAATGTCGTTTGCATCTTCATCCACTGCCACTCACACATCACATAATGGGTGCAACAATGAAAATAATAATATTATCAATAATCAAATATCTCCGGACCGGTCAAAAAATAATACAAATACCAATACAAATAATACTCCCAATAATGTAAAGCTTCATCTCGTGATGTCCTGCGATGTTTTCTGGGATTATGAAACAGATGTACTAGTGAATCGCGCACTATTTCATCCCAAGTTTACGAACCGACCCGAAGAGGAGGCATTCGGCGCATTGTCGCAATTCTTATGCTTTCAAATGAAGCAACATATCGAAGACGCTCTTATTTCAGAAGGGAGACGTCATATGCTTCCAGATTTAGAGCGTGTATACCCGAAGTTTCATATTCACGGACAGACAGTTCACGAAATCCTATATCCTAACGACCCAACAAATTCCGACCATTGTCGTGGAGATGGGAAAATCTTTATATGTACGCATTGTTAATGTATAATATAAAAGAATCGATTATTTATTATTTTTTTCGCATCTTTATCTTTCTCGTTTGTCTTGTTTTTCTCATTTTTCTCGTTTGTCTAATTTTTTTACGAATTATATATCTACTAGGTTTTTTAGTCTTTTTAATTTTATATTTGCGGACTTTACGTTTGTTATTACTATCGCCGCCTACTCTCATCACACCCGGAACGGCTGCAATACGTAATTGCATAATATCTGCAGTTCCCCTATCTATACCAACACTACACCCCATTATAATCACAACTGTTTTTGGACCTATATATTCACTTTCTGCCGCAATATTCAAAATTTTATCTAAAGATATAGGATGAAGTGGATTACTGCCAGTATATTTATCTTCTAGAACATATTTAGGAACAGGTATACATTCATTAGGTTCGATACTAAATACGTAATTTTTAAATGCTTCACTCATAATAGATATTTTTTCCTTTTTTGAGTTATAATCTGGATGAGAAGGTTCAATTGTAGATAATTCTGCTTGTTTACTTAATATTTCATCTAACATTGTTTTTTTAACAAGGTAATTACTATCACCCCTTGGTCTTTTTTTACTATATTTATATGATTCTTGTGCTAGTTTAAGTCCAAAATGTTGTGAAACATTTGTTAGCGTACCTTTAGAGTCTCTTTTCCATATACCTTCACGAACAAGAGCAGTACAATGAGGTAAAAATAATTGATAATTAGGAACAATTGATAGCGGTTTATATCCCGTAAATTTACACGACGCATTGATACTTCTATCTAGACTTGTAGTTTCTAATTCGGGTGATGTAGCTTTTTCTCTTACACTACACATATTGCTTAAAAGCATTGCACCTGTTTTTGTTTCACCATCTTTGAATTTTACTGCTCTACTAATACCTGAAAATGCAGGAGTATAAAATTTGGAACCATCGTGAATCGAAGTTGTAAAAGGGTCGCCAGGGTCTGATGTTGTTATTATACCACACGGAGAATTATATAACAAGTAGCCTGTTAAATTTGAGTGCGTATTGATTATAATTGACTCATTAAATCTGCAACTTCCAAAATCGCTACAAATAACATCTTCTGCGGATGCCATTTTTGTATTATATAAATATATATATAAAATTGAAAATATTAAATATATGTTATATATACTATTATAACATCTATAAGAACAAAATGTCGTCAACCGCTGCCCAATACCCCCAATACCCTCAATATCCTCAATATTATACACCAATGATAAATGTACCTACAATGAACCGTCTTCCTGCAAATGGTGAGATGGCTGCATCAATAGAGTTATTAATTGTACAAGTCAGCGAACTATCGCGCAAGATTGACCGCGTCGAGTCACGTGTAAATGACTGGGTGAATCTCGGTATAGCGGAGCGTATGACAATTGCCGAAAAAAACATTTCATCATTAAAAACGTGTCATAATGAAAATAGTGCCAAGATACATACTACCGAGGTGGAGATAGATGATTTATTCGGATATTTAAAAGAAGCAAAAGAGCACGCAAACGATAACGACAAATGTATTGACAGATTATCAGATATATTATCAGACCATTCATCCAAACTCCGTCGCGCCAAGCACCGCTCGCACGGTCTATCAAAAAAATGTGCCGAAATCGGGATACTCCGTAGGCGCGTTTCCAAATGCGAAGAAGTTAACACCGAATTTGCCGAATGTTTCGAAACACCGCTTCAGCTTAGGGGTATTATTTCACATATGAGCGACAAGGTGGATGAATGCGATAGAACGATTACGTATATGATGAGATATGGTAGTGAGGTAGAAGCAGGCGGTAGTTGCACCGCACTTGATAGTACGATACCGGAGTATTCTACATTTTGCGACGGTTATGAGGAGTCGAAAATGGGCGAAATAGCTGCATCCACATTAGATGAATATTTCTCGAATTATGTGGATACTATTCCGTCGGTATCGATGGAGGAGAATAATAAAGAGAACGAGAATGAGGACGAGGAGGAGGAGGATGACGAGTTTGAAAAGTTATGATGATACCATCATATATAAAATTGAAATTTATAATACAACTAAAATATATATTAGTTTTTAATGTCAATCACTAATATATACGTACTTCTCCTTGAGGAAGGAAAATATTATATTGGTAAAAGTAATGATGTTTTTAAACGGTGCATAGAACATTTTGAAGGGAGTGGTTCCTGCTGGACAAAAAAATATAAACCATTAAAGTTGCAAAAAACAATAGAAAATGTCTCACCATTTGAAGAAGATAAAATTACAAAAGAATATATGTTAAAGTATGGTATTGAAAATGTTAGAGGAGGAACATATACACAAATTGAACTTACAGAAAATCAAATACAGTCAATAACTTATGAATTAAGAGGAGCTATGGATGAATGTCTAAAATGTGGAAAAAAAGGACACTTCGTAGCAGAGTGCGTATATTATAAACAAAATAAAAAAAGTCGTGTTGTTTCAGATGACGATGATGATGATGAGCGGGTAACTGACGATGATGATGATGATGATGATGAGTGGGTCACTGACGATGATGATGATGATGATGATAATAATAGCGATAGTATAGGTTATGTTTGTGATAAATGTGGTAAAATAATTAAAGATGAGTATTACTACTATGAGCATATAAAAGTATGTAAAGTATATAAAGGTAATAAATGTTTCCGTTGTGGAAGAAAGGGGCACTACGCGACAAATTGTTATGCATCATCTCATATTAAAGGATATTATTTACATTAGTAAATTAAATATAGAGGTATGTAAGTATTATTTTTTATCGAGCAGTGTTAATGCTTTAATAAGGATTAGTTCTTGGTCGGATAATTTTTGGAAAATAAGAACATTGTCGAATTTTACAACGACGGATTGTTTACGAACGTTTCTACATATAAGTATAACGCCATCATCATTTAATGTTGTTGTTACAAGAAATGCACCTTTGGTAAGTTTTATTTCCGCGGTTTCCACATTGAGTGGTATCCATCGTATATAGCGCCCTTCCTGTAGACCGCTTATTTCGTCTACATATCTATAGTCTGTAAGTCGTGAATGTAAATCTTTTAGTTCTTCTTTCGATAATTGTAGTTTTTGCAGAACGTCATTTTTCTCTTGTTTAATTTTAGAAGCGGTTAAGCCAGCCACACCCGTATTATTTTCATTATCGAGAGCATAAAGTAATTCTTCAACATTTAGGCTCATTGTTGCAACAGAATAGATTCGAACCAATATGTTACGTACGTACTTGTATATATACGTAATATATAATAATATTTAAATCGTAAAAGAATAATATAAATGGAGGACTGTACGTATTTTCTTTAAGCTGGTTTAAAATATACTTAACTAAAGAAACTTAAAGCCGGCAGCGACGGCACACAATTCGGCCATTTTCCAAATGATCCCCCAAAAAGGGGTGTATACGAAATGCGAAAAAGCCGAAAACAAGCTCCCCTATTTTTGGGACATAAATCGAATTTTTCGATGGCAGACCTTTCCCGAAAAATGTCCTGAATTCGGTATTGTTGTTGTATTGAAATATATATCTGTTAAAAAAGAGGATAAAAAGCAATTCGGTGGATTATAAAATCAAAAACATCCCTGAAAATAGCCATCCCTATATTATACAAAAATAGATTCCCTATTATCACCCCATTTTTTGCAAAATTGCTGCGATCATCCGAATGTGAGCATAATGGTCTCGTTGTCACGTCTCGTTGCGTACGCATTCGCACCATAAAGGTAACCTCGCAAAGATTGGGAGGGCGGACGCCGAAGTGAATGAAGTGAATCGTTTTTTTCAAAAGTATTTTGGAAATTCCAAAAATGGACATTTATAAATGTCCTTTTTCCAAAAAAAGTTTTTAGATTTGAAAAAAACATCGACTTCGTCACTCAGAGCATAATGCTCACATTCACTTTTTTAAGTTGATTTTTTTGTTACGATAACTTTTTTTCCAAAAATCTTAAGAAATATATTTAGGGAAGAGGTCGGCGGTTTTGTTTACAAAAAAAATGTCCAAAAACGCCGGGTTTTTTTCTTTGTGAAGATTGTCACGGTAAATGCAGTAAAAAAGTGGTTTTACCTGATGGGTCACCACACCAATGCATAAAAAGTTTACAAAAGTTTACAAAAGTTTACAAAAAAATGCCACAGCATATAATGCTCTAATAGGTGAATGAATTAAAAATATTCGTTACGGTGAATTTGAAAGCATAAATAAATGTCCAATTTTTAATGGAAACAAATGACACGATAATATCATCAGAGTTAAAAAATATCAATAGTATGGACAAAGCATATTTAATATTAAATATTAAAGCCGCTAAAATACAATAAAGAGATTCATCAAACCCCTAAAGATGTCAGCATAATGGTCTCGTCGTAGTGTATCCATATTCATTAATCCAAAGCATAAAGGTAAGCCACATAAGATTAGGAGGGCGGATGCCGAAGTAAATGATGTGAATCATTTTTTTCAAAAGTATTTTGGATTTTCCAAAAAAGGACATTTATAAATGTCCATTTTCCAAAAAAAGTATTTAGATTTGAAAAAAACATCGACTTCGTCACTCAGAGCATAATGCTCACATTCACTTTTTAAAGTTGATTTTTTTGTTATGATAACTTTTTTTCAGAAATCTTAAAATATATATTGCGAAAAAGGTTTAGGCGTTTTTGTATACATAATGTATACATCCAGGAATGTCCAGAAATACCAGATTTTTTCTTTGTGAAGCTTGTGACTTCAAATGCTGTAAAGAGAGTGACTACAATCGACACCTTGCCACACCGAAGCACGAAAAATTTACATCCGTTTACAAAAATTTACTAAAAAACGCCACAGCTGATTGTGCTCTCAGATGTGAGTGTTCTAAAACATACACAACGCGTATGGGACTTTGGAAGCATAAACAAAAATGTACAATTGTGAAGAGTAAAAATGATACAGCAATATCATCAGATATAAAGGATACCAATAATATGGACAAAGATGATTTAATATTAAAGCTGTTAAAAGATAACGAGGAGATTCGTCAAATCCTGAAAGATGTGATACCTAAAATGGGTAACAGTACTATAATAAACAACAATAATAATACAACGAATAATTTCAATCTCAATGTATTTTTAAATGAGAGATGTAAAGATGCTCTTAATATTTCTGAGTTCGTGGAATCTTTGAAAATAACGTTTGAGGACTTATTATATTCCAAGAAGAATGGTCTAGTTCAGGGGATAAGTAATGTGATGATACGAGGTTTGAAAGAATTGGATATTTATAAGAGACCGATACATTGTACTGATATCAAGAGAGAGACGATGTATATAAAGGATCAGGAGAAATGGGAGAAGGATGAGACGCGTGAGATAATGAAAAATGCGATAGAGATGATAGCGGATAAGGAGCGAAATGCCTTACAAATCTGGACAGATAATAATCCTGATTGGATAGAGACGGAGAAGAAACAGATTGAATATCTGACGATGTTGCGTAGTATATCAGAGCCGATAGAGGATGAGGAGAAGAATGGCAGGAAGATTATTCGAGCAGTGAGTCGCGAGGTTATAGTAGACAAGAAGGACTAGAAGGACTAGAAGGACTAGAAGGACCAGAAGGACCAGAAGGATTGTGGGAGGGCTGGAAAACGCGATAAATGGCAAGAACGGGAGAAAATGCGAAAATCGGCGCTACTATTATAAAAGCAATAAGATATACTTTAATCAGACATACTTAAAATTATTATATATCATATATATAATAATATTACAGGTTATTAAGATAATAAACGCAACAACACTAATGGTTTTAGAAGATTTTTGTTATTATAGTATATTCGAGAGTGCGAGCAAGGCACCACCTGATGAAATAGTGTATCAGAGGATGCAGGAGACAACATCGGCAATAAAGCGAACAGATAGTGGTGATTTCTATTACGATACGGTATATAGCCCGCGTTTACCGTATACGACTGTGAGAACATATGACGATTATGTGGCGTATAATGATGTAATAAAACAGCATAAAATGTTAAACGATAAAAAGGAGATTAACGAGAATCGTGTGCTTTTTTTTCTGAGGGAGATGTTTTGTTGTAGGTAAACACAAACATCTCATCAATATTGAACTATACCTTTTCTATATTCCCTTATGAGAAGGATATATAGAAACGTACCTAGTAGAATACCAATAATATCTAAAGCAGGATGCTCAATTAATTCACCGAATATATTTTTGCTATAGTTTTTAATATATGAGCTTATGATTATAGCAATAGAGCCGGATAAAGAACCGACCATTATATCGCTATTATCGCGTCGTATACCAAGTTTACTGAAAAAATTTGCAAGTCCTTCATCGAGGAAGAGACCAAAGAAAAGCGAATCGATAAATCCAAATATTAGGAATGTGGTAATAGAAAGTAATATTATTTTAGTGGTGAAGTTTTTCATATTTTATATATTATGGTTTTTATATTTTAGTAAAACTACTTAAATATAAAAATATAGATTTTATTTGGACACTCCGTGTGAACACATCTACCACGATGACCAAGAGCTTCCTCCGAGAGCGCCATTTGCTGCTTCTGGTTCTTGAAACATATCACCCATACCATCAGAAGCGCCACCGCCGCCGCCCATAGGATTCGACATAGAGTTAAAATTTTGTACAGGCTGCTGCATCATACCGCTGCCGCCGCCGCCGTAACCGGACATTGACGGACCCTGAACAGGTATAGGTGGAGGTGCTGCATATTGCTGGGATATTTGCGGATTTAGTGTCGGTTGTTGAGATGCCTGTTGTCCTGCAGCTGCCCCTTTTTTGCCCTTAGATTTACTACCGGCTTTACCTTTAGTGCCGTTGGCATTACCTGTTTCCAAATTATACTCTCCCGATTCGGATGAAAACATATCAAATTTTTTGGGAGCTACTCCAAGTTTTGCTGCGATCCAATCGTCTATAGTACACCAGTTGTCAAACCTGTATAAAAGAATAGATGTTCTCTCGCGAAACCCGGCGTGAGTAAGCAATATAAGCATTACAAAAATAAGGATAACATTTGTTAAATTAATAGCCTCATAATATTTACCGCTAAATGTTGGAATAAAATTAATTATTCTGTCAATGAAAAATACGCCTACAATCATAAATATGAGTTCGATAAAGGTTAAGACAAATATATATAAAGACGAATCTTCGTGTGTAACACTCGGAAAATATTTCTTAGTGCAGTAAAGAAATATCATTATGGGTATTATTGATAATCCTGTATATTGTATAACATTGAGCAAATCCTCCTGTTTAAATTTTGATAATTTAAATACATATGAAAAAAATCCCTGATTTGTTACTGGTTTTATACTATCATCCATTAGTTTATATATGAATTATATTAAGAAATTAAAATAAAATAAAAATAAGTTATTCATAGGAATACAAATTATACAAATTATACAAATTATACAAATTATACTAAAGATATTTATATTTTGTTTATTATAATACCTAATGTTAAAAAGACTTGCTAAATCAAATATGCTTCCTGTATATTTGGAGGATACGACAATAGATACCTGCCAATATCGATGTAAATGCCACGAAGAGTACCAATATTTAAACCTTATTCACGATGTAGTAGAGGGCGGGGTTACAGAGATGGGGCGAAATGGTATTACTAAATCTATTTTTGGAAGTGCTATGATATTCTCGTTATCGGGGGGAGTTATTCCTATATTAACTACAAAGCGAACTGCGTGGAAGACATGTATTCGAGAATTACTATGGTTTATTCGTGGAGACACAAATAATGCCCATCTTCAAGCCGAAGGTGTTCATATATGGGATGATAATGGGTCGCGCGAATTTCTCGATAGTAGAAACCTTTTTAATAATAGAGAAGGGGATTTAGGACCAGTATATGGTCATCAGTGGCGTCATTTTAATGCCGAATATGATACGTGTGACGGTGATTATAGTGGTAAAGGCGTGGATCAGTTGATGGAAATTATAGAATCGCTAAAGAATCCAGCAACAAGAACAAGTAGGCGAATGATAATGAGTGCGTGGAATCCGTGTCAATTAGATAAGATGGCACTTCCGCCGTGTCATATATTGTGTCAATTTAATGTAAGCGATGGCAATAAATTATCGTGTTCTCTTTATCAGCGGAGCGGTGATATTGGGTTAGGTGTTCCATTTAATATTGCAAGCTATGCTACACTTACGCATTTATTAGCGCGACATTGCGGGCTAGAGGCACACGAGTTTATATATTTTTTAGGGAATGCGCATATATATGAGGAACATATTGAGCCACTGAGAGAACAATTGAGACGCGAGCCGTATGATTTCCCTACAATTGAGATATGTATGATGCGTGAGAAAATCGATAACTATATAATAGACGATTTTAAAATAAAAGACTATAAATGTCACGAATCAATAAAGATGAAAATGGTGGCATAATCTAAATCTAGATATGATTTTTGTGGGATGGGATATAAGGAATAAATGATACAGATGTAAATAATGAACAAAGTTGTATATTCAAAATAATATGTTTGCGTACAAAAAGGTTTAAAATACTATTATTAAGAAATATATATAAAATAGTAAATGAGTAATAATGCTTCTATATCAGCTGCTAAGAGACGGCGTGGTGGAGGACCTCCTCCTCCTTCTCCATTAACGTCTAATCCTTCGGGTCAAGGCGGTGGTGGCGGTGGCGGTAATGTACCCCCAGGAATGCCACCCGGTTTGCCTCCCAATTTCCGACAACTTCCTCCTCAAGTTCAGCAACAAATATTGCGACAAATACAGCAACGTGGTCCGCCGACTCCTATTAACCCTCCGCCTAAGTCTACAAGCGTACACGTAAACAAATCTATGCCCGCTGCACCAAACGTAATGGGAGGCGGAGGTGGAGGTGGAGGTGGTGCATCTAATGGACCATATTCTGTAAATTCTGTTCTACATAATCGCGCTACTGTAGAGGTTTCAGGTCTTCACATTAGAGACTTGCCGATGACATCTACAGGCTTGCCGTGTCTTCCGTCTGGTGCTCCTCTTCCACCGAATGTATTATTTAAGTTACATCACGACGAGTTATTGAATCAAGATGCTACATTAAACGAACATTCGAATAGGTTACAAATGTTGATGAATCGTGTAGATAGAATGGATATAGAAGTTGGTGGCGGTGGGGGAGGTGGTGGAGGCGGCGATATGATGACGTCAAATACAGACACGGCGTATGAAAATATTATAGAAGATAGTAACTTTATAAGTAAAGTCGTTGATAATATATTGACAAATACGAATTTATCTGATATAATAAATCAGATTGAGCCGTTACAGAAAGAAAATGAAGCACTACGCGCTCTTCTTAATTCGCAACAGAAAACATTAAATGAATTATCCGGACTTGTAATGAAACTTTTAGCTAATCGGTTGCAAGATTGTACTTCTACAGTCACTGAAAATAGCGAATATCTTACATACGATGCTAATAATATTACGACATATACTGATATTACAGATAGTACATATGTTACAAATGTTACAAATGTTACAGATATATCACAGGTTGCTAATAGTAACAATGCAACCGATGAGGTCGTTGAGACTATTGATGCACAAGACGACCTAGGCGGCGATGACGCGGATGACGCGGATGGTATAAACGGACAGAGTGAAATAGACAACGGTGAAGACGGCGTATAGGCGCATAGTCTTGACGAGATTTTGTAAACACCTCAAACGCCAATAACGGGAGATTATCGTTAATAGTGAAATAATTAAATAGTTAAATAGTTAAATAGTTAAATAGTTATGACATCAAATAGTAATGAGTATAATTTTGTAAATATTAGTATAAAACTAAATTAGTATTTAGTATTATATTCGGAATGAAGGAAGTAATTGCTGTATTGGTTTTTTGTCTTGTATTATTTATATATTTACACGTATTTTTTCATTTGAAGAAGTGTGACGATTTAGAGATTTATGAGATATGCGATCCATCGAAAGAGAAGCTAGAAGAGATATGTGATATACGGCAACCAGTAGTGACATTTTTTTCAAATGACAATTTAATGGAAAACTGTAATTTCAACTCTATTAAAGCAAATTATGGAGCATTTGATATAAAAATAAGGAATGTAAAGGAGCACGATGATGAAACCGAATTATATGTACCTCTAGCGATAAGCGAGTCTATCGAATTATTCAAGAAAGACAAAGATTCGAATTATTTAAGCGAGAGAAATTCTGATTTTCTAGAAGACACGGGTCTCATAAAGCATTATAGACACAATGATATGTTTCTAAGACCTTCTATGGTATCATCATGTATGTATGATATAATATTTGCATCATTAAATGTAGAAACGCCCCTCCGTTATGAGGTCAATTATAGGAATTATTTTTTGGTTACACACGGTAAAGTTATAATACGTGTATTTCCGCCGAAATCAATTAAATATTTATACGCTACAATCGACTATGACAATTTCGAATTCATATCACCGGTTAATCCGTGGAATGTACAATCTCATTATAGAGCCGATTTCGATAAATTGAGGAGTATGGATATTACACTTATTCCTGGTCAAATGGTTCATATACCGGCGTATTGGTGGTATAGTATTCGGTTTGCAAAGTCGAATACATCGATATGTTCTTTCAAGTACAAAACATATATGAGCACATTGGCGATAAGTAATCATTTATTTTTGCGTTTATTACAGAGACAAAATACGAAGCGAGTGATTGCCAAGAAGATGGATATAAATATGAATAAAGTAGACTTTGAAACTATACCAATGTTGGATGGCAAAGAAAAGGAGAATATGGGCGCGGAAGTAAAGATTAATATAGTAGCAGCAAGTGTATCTGTACCACCGCAGGTATACGTGGCAACAAATGATACAGAAGTGACAAAAATAGAATTGTAGTGCAATTATATACCAAAAGGAGTAAGATTTGTATGTAAGCCTTCTTCGAGAAGGTAAATAAATTTGTGAACATTTATTTTTTTAGAATTCACGCGATGTTTCGGATTAATAAGCACAAGTTGGAATGCATCTCGAAAACGGTGTGGTATATGATGTATATATATGATATTAACATATTTTTCTGAGTCAAAGAAGTCGCGAGGGTATTCATTATAAAGGTTATAACAATTTCTAAAAACCATAATTGTGAAAAACAAAAATGCCGTAGACCATAAGTCATTATCCTTATGATTTTTTATCCATTCATATGTTTCTTCATCGTCGTTACTAACATTTAGCGTAGCTGGGTGGCAAAATGGTTTAGTACCTCCTGTCCCTTCAGATATGGCGTGTATACCTGACAATCCGAAATCAATAATAAACGGCATATTCGTCGTGTTTTGTATTAAAATGTTGCCGGGTTTAATATCCCCGTGAACTACATTTTTTGAGTGTAAGAATAATATAGATTTACAAATATTAATACAAATGGTGACATACGACTGAATGGGTAAAATTTTATTGGCACGAATCTTCATCCAGTCGTATATAGTAAGGGAATCAGTAATACGCGGCTGTATACTGAAATTCATATTGCGTCCTTTTTTGTATTGATATATTTTAACGATATAAGGCAAAACAAGATTATATGGTTTTATGATGCCTTTACCTACAAAACTCATAGCAAATAACTCGCATTTAAATGCCTCAGGAGATGTATCAATTTTAATGATTAAGTCGTTTGTTTTAAATACTCCGCAGCGCAGTCCACCAAACATAGAATCGTTATTATATGTTTTTATAGAGCGAAGATTCAGTAGAAAGTCGCGTTCTTTATAAATAATACAGTCGACAATTTGGCGAACGGATTCAATTTCACTACTGGATAGTATAGATTCAAGTGATTCTTCGTACTCAAGTTGGTCACTATAATAATCACATATATCAGAATTAAAGGATGATGATGATGAATTATAATGCGCGGTGATGATGTCGTCTATTATAGAGTCAACTACATAAGAAACATCTAAACCTATGATATAATCATCTTTATAATTTTTATATAATTGAATAGATGGAGGAGGGATATTTAGATGTGTTGGTGATGCTTTAGTAACAGGAAGTAGGTCAGTATGTGGGCTTTGGTGAGGCGTATCAATACAAGGAGATGATTTTTTAGGTAAGGGTCGATTCTCTGGTGTATGGATATCATCGATACTAATAACATTGACTTCATCGTTGTTTGAATTCGAGGTAGTAGTATTAGATTTTGGGTTCATTATATATTCTAATTTATTTTTTAAAATGGTGGTGATTTTTTGCATTAAAATAAGGGGATTAACAAATTAACAAATTAATAATTAACAATAAAGGTATGACAGGTGATTATATTACGATTGACTGTAATAATATGACGAAATATATTTATATTAGTGTTATAAATATATTATAGAAATATGTATGTGTGTGTGTGGCTAATGAGATGAACCAAAGGTAGATTCTTCACAGAATTCGATATATAGGAAACCATCTTCGTCACAATGTTCTTTATATATATCTCCGATGACACTTATGATGGGGAATAATTTATTGTTAACGAAAAAGAATAAGGCAGTTGTTGATTGCATCTTAAGTTTATCGCGAATAATTTTTATAAATTGTCCCATACATATATCATATGGTACTAAATATTTGATTTTATGTTCTGCTGATTGGTATGAGGTATAACTTGCAGAAGAGGTAGACATTTCGACAATAACGGGAATACGATTAGGATACATAGATAACATTTTTGCGGATTTTTGTTTGCGTTCATCCAGAGGTGTATTCTTTTTATACGTGGATGGCATTAATGATAATATATAGACTATATGGACTATATTATATTATTAGTTATATATTAATATAATGTATTATATTTATGTTATATTTATAGAATATAAAAATATAAAATAAGCAAATAATGAACTAAATATGCAACGAGATAGAAATGCAATGAGATAGAAATGAAACGAGATAATTATGCAACGAGCTAAATATTGAAAATCTGCATTGTATCTTTTTTGTATTGTTGTTTAAGTAGTCGAAGAAGACGGAGTAGAAGGTACTTATGGTTACCTTTAATAAATTGTATACTATCTTCAATTTGTTTAATACGACTATTTAGTTTTATCATAGATTGAACAATATTATTTTTAGATGTCGAATCATCAACGGAATGGCGAGGAAGCTTGTCATCATAGTCGTTGGTATTGGTATCTTCATCGCGCGAGTGGTGTTCAAAGTGTTCAATGCGTTCAAGGTGTTCAAGGCGACGAACTAACATTTGATAATGGCGAATAATGTCGAGGCGTGTAGTTAGAACGGTTCTATATAGACGACTACTATGACCGGTATGATCATTATTATCATTATCATTATCATTATCATTATTATCATTATTATCATTATGTTCGTTGCGGTATTGGTTATGATTATAAAACTTGACACTTTCGAGTAAATGTGCTACTTGTTTATCGGAAACGCCTTGAGAATATTTAATATTATTGATAACAATTTTTATATTTATAGATGGATGTTCGTGTATCGTTGTCGACACAGGCGGATGCACCATAGATGTCGTCGCAGGCGGATGCACCACGGATGTCGTCGCAGGCGGAGGTGCAACAGTTGATGTAATCTGGGGATGCGTACGCACTGACAAGTGTATCGTTGTCGACACAGGCGGAGGCGCAACGGTTGACGTAATCTGGGGATGCGTACGCACTGGCAGGTGTATCGTTGTCGATACAGGCGGATGCACAGTAGATGTCGTCGCAGGCGGATGCACCACGGATGTCGTCGCAGGCGCAGGCGGAGGCGCAACAGTTGACGTAATATGGGGATGCGTACGCACTGGCAAGTGTATCGTTGTCGACACAGACGGATGCACCATAGATGTCGTCGCAGGCGGAGGCGCAACAGTTGATGTAATATGAGGATGCGTACGCACTGGCAAGTGTATCGTTGTCGACACAGGCGGATGCAGAGTAGATGTCGTCGCAGGCGGATGCACCACGGATGTCGTCGCAGGCGCAGGCGGAGGCGCAACAGTTGATGTAATCTGGGGATGCGTACGCACTGGCAGGTGTATCGTTGTCGACACAGGCGTATGCACCACGGATGTCGTCGCAGGCAAACTGGGTAACATAGATGTAGCGATATTTTTTTTCCTACAATATATATTCGCATCCGAGTTATCTTTTGTCCATAACCATTCGGCGTTGAGGCTTATAGATTCGCGCGGATTTTCAAATATTTGGTAACTATTATTCTGATAATTCGCACCATATGATGTAGAAACATCCCATCCACTATCATCATACTCGTATGTAAACCAATTCGCGGGAGGAGATTTATCAACCGTCTTCGAAAAATCCTTGCACTTCCATTCCTTATATTTCGTATAATCATTTCCGCTGTTCATATCCATAATAAACCCATTAGGAAGTACTGTATATTCATCACCAATACCATTAAATGCTACTATTTTAGGCTGATTTTCATAGATTACAGGATAATACTTCTTCGTATCATTCCATCCAAATGGCCAATAATTTGGGTCATATTTTTTCTTATTACCTTCACCCACATATACTCCGTCTACATATAGTGTAAACATACACTCGCAAGCAACATTTATCGGATATTTAATACTCGCACCAAGAGGTGTTTGAATCGGTATAACGTGATCAACTGGAACAGCTGATGTTGACATAGAAAATAATCCCATAAATAATACTAAATTACAAATCCCCCCCACATTGAATATAATGCTCTGACTGACCATTTGTATATACTTATACCATATTTTTAATTATATTTATATCAATTTTATATAATCTCTAATAAGATGATTATATAATTTTTACACATTTTATTGTTTACACCTTTTTACACCTTTTTACATATTACTCTTATACAAATAGGATTTTCATTTTTATACTTAGCAAAATTTCTATCTTCTATAATAAAAATAATTTCAAATTTTTTTAAAGCAAGTATAGTTTTTAAATAATCAATATCTGTATAATTTCTATAATGAGTTTTCCCGTGAAAAACATTCTCATTTTCACCTTTATTGCTTCTTGTCTCGATGGCCAACTAACTATTAACATTTATTGTATCTAAAAAAGACATATGTTGTTCATTTGTTATACTATGAAATGTAAAACGCGAATAAATTAAATCATACTTACTTTTATTAATTGTTACAAAATCATCAATGTAAAATTTTACATTATTTCTATTAGGTTGCAAAACACCACAATTATCTACAGCATCGACATTTGTTATATTTGATAATTCAATACTATCGCGTCCATTACCACAACCACAATCTAATATATTTAATATATTTTTATCTTTAAAATAATTCATAACAAAAATACAGAAATCAGAACAGACTATATTATTATCATTAGTTGAATAAAATGTTTCCCAATATTTCTTATTATTTAATTCCATTATATATTATAGTATACTATAATATAATATACTATAATATACTATAATATACTATAGTATACTATAATGGCTGGTAAAAAACAAAATAACATCAAATACGGAATAATATGGAAATTTAAATATACACAATATACACAATATACACAATAATGTGCGATACATTCATATTACTTAAGTACATTAGAGACAATAATATTAAAAAAATCACTGTTAATCTAGATATAGATATTGATATAGATATAGATGTCGATATAGATGTCGATATAGATGTCGATGATGATGAAAACAAAGACCGCAAAGACTACGATATTGCGCCACAGAAAGACAATTATTATTCAATGTTATGTTTTAAAGATTTGAGAATGTTCGCCCCACATGTAGTTACCGAAATCTATCTATCTAAAAAAATCGAAAATCCACGATATATAGATGCTCTAAAATATACAACCAATATGTTCTGTAAAAATAAAGAGATGTACAAATATTATTTGCAACTTAAAACAGCAGCATCTGTGTCGTCAGAACATATCGGGCAACATTTTCCCAATCTATTTTATATAAAATTTCATAAGCGTGTAACCACGGGAGATATAATCGATGCCCCTATTTTCATAAAAGATAAATATGACAAAGGGATAACATTTGGAACATTTGACCTATTCCATTATGGTCACAATAATATACTTACCCGATGTAAGAATTTTTGTAACTATCTTTATATCGGATTGTCGAGCGACGAGTTAAACGAGAGAAAAGGCAAAAATAGTATCGACAAATATGAAAAGCGCAAAGAGGTTATTGAGAAGACGTGCTACGGTGAGGAAATCTTCAAAGAAGAAAGCCTCGAACATAAAAACGATTATGTAATACAGACAGGTGCAGAAATATTAATGATGGGCGACGACTGGTTGGGGGAATTTGATTGGGTGTCGTGTGATGTGCTATATATGGAGCGGACGCCGAATATCTCCACGACGTTGCTTAAAACGATGCGGAAAATAATGCCATCTTAATATATAATAAAATTGATTTATAAATATGAGATTATAATATATAACAACCCAAGAACACACCACGGTAAATGAGTGGATTTATGGAGAGACCGGGAATATCAATTCATCAACAAACCAATATAGTGAGAGAATTTATACAGAGACCAGGAATATCAAAATGGGAAACGGATACCATAAAAATGAGAATTTATGATCCTGTATACTATGCGCAACATATGATACACCAGAAACCAAGTTTGTTTTCAAGTGTGAGCTATATTATTGATGATAAACGTAAAATATTCGGAAAAATACTTGAACAATATCAAATAAACTGTTCTTCCTATAGGGGTGCTGAAATGACATCTTCAGGACAAGATATGTCTTATTGGGTTACATATAGAGAACGATTGATGAATGATTATAAAGAAAAAGCATTAAATGATATAAGAAATGAGGTGATAAGATTAATCACGAATTGTAAAAATATATTAATTGACTATAATTATGATATGTTTGAAGAATTTAAAAAAGTATATCCAAATATGGCTAATTATTTCAATATTAAACGAGACGATATAACTTGGTATTATTATGATAGAATGCCAACCTTTATTGAATGTGTAATTAAATGCGTTTTAAGCATAGAAGCACTGAATAAGGGAAATGAAATAATACGGAAATACGAGCAAATGCAATTAAAAATGTATCAAGAACGACAACTATTATTATATAAAAAGGAGTTTGAATGTGCGAAGTTGTTTGATGAAATCGATAAAAATAAATTAAAATCTTTCGAATTATACGTCGAATATAAAAAAATTACTGAAATAAAAGATAAAGGTCTCTTATCCAATACACAATTCATAAACTATTTCACAGAAGATAAGAAAAAATATATAAACGAATTAATCGAGTTAGTAAAAAATCCAACACCGGTTAGTAATGAAGTACCGTCAATTGCGGCACCGATTTTAGTAAAAGTAATACCCAATGAAGGAGACAATTATTTTGCGGATAAAGAACAAGATACTAGTAAAAATAATATAGTTATGACTGTATGTGAAGTAAAAGAAAAGGTTATACATAGAGCTGATGTATGCGACACGTCGGTAAAAAAAACCCAAAAAAAAGGATTACTAAAGGAGCAAAATATAATACGTGTATTGAACATATTTACGAATAAAAATATGAAAAAAAAATATTTCGATTCGGGGCTACATAAGGTTGTTTTAAATACGCCATTATATGACCCAATCAATGAATATAATAAAAATGTAAATGGCTTCTGGGAACAGCATACACTGGGTGTGTATTTAAACTTCTTATACAATAAAGAACTAAGCGAATTTTGCCTAGATGATAAAAAATATTACGAATTTATGTCTAAATCGACGTTGATACCTTTATAATTATTTAATAAAATTGATTTATAAATATGAGACAATATAGTATATAAAATATTGTCTCATTATCCGTAGTATCATCAACGTAGCTATAACATCGTTAAACAAATGTCTGTAGAGATTCCTATCAACGATACCACCTCCGCCGCCGCCGCCGATATTACTGATGCTAATCCCATTCCCGAAAAATACCGCCATCGCACACTCATCAATCAGAGATACATATACGAAAAGAAGATTGGATCGGGGAGTTTTGGATGTGTGTATCGAGGCAAAAATGTCATATCAGGTGACAACGTTGCTATCAAATATGAGGCGACAACCACAAATATCCCGACACTTTTATGGGAATCAAAAATACTCAATCATTTGGCAGGAATACAAGGAGTAGTAAAACTGCGATACTATGGCACAGAATCAAATAAAAATATAATCGTTATGGACCTGTTCTCACACACATTATGCGAAGAAATTGCAAAAATCAAGACTGATGGCACAATTCCTATTATCGATAAATCATCAAATACGGTTGCAACATCGACAGCGGCCGCTTCCACAGATTCATCATCCGCATTATCACCTGACGATGAAGAGGATATATCCGCATCGGCTCAGGTATCAGTACTAACACAACACGCATCCTCCAACGATGATGATAGTCAGGGTGTATCGGGTATATCACAAACAATACACCCGGCAGTAATGCATATAGTAACATCGAGTAATTCTATGCCGTCACCGCCGAGCATTTTACCACACATAAAGGAGGTAGTAAAGCATCTTATATCAATGATACAAATTATTGGGCGCATTCACGATGCTGGAGTTGTTCATCGGGATATCAAACCTGAAAATTTTATGCTCAGCAGTGGTGGTGGTGGTGGTGGTGGTAGTGGTGGTGGAGATAACCGGTTACACATTATTGATTTCGGACTTTCACGGTTTTATATGAAAGGAGACAAACACGTTGTTAATACATATGATAGAACTATTGTGGGAACTATTCGATATATTAGTAAACATATACACGATGGAGATGTTTATTCTAGGCGTGATGATATTATATCGATTATCTATGTAGCAATATACCTCGCAAAAGGGAAATTACCTTGGATGGGAATGTCGCCCCCAAAAGGAGATATACGCACGAAAGAAGATATGGTATACGATAAAAAGTTAAAAACTACATCTGAGGAATTGTGCCAAGGTATCCCATATTTGTTTCAAAAATTGTTGGATTATTCCTATAGCTTGGAATTCGATGATAAACCTGATTATTCATATATGATAAGACAATGTAAGAACTTTTTGAAAATATATTTACAAATATAAATATAAATATAAATATAAATATAAATATAAATATTTCATAAATATACTTAAAGCCATTTTATATATTTAAGTATCAAGCATTCATACAATGAGTTCTGAGAGTTCTTCTGTTACATCAGCCCCTGTTCGTCTTACTGGGCGCGTGAAGTGGTTCAATAACAAGACAGGTTTTGGTTTTATTTCTGTGGTAGGCGGCAATGACCTGTATAAAGATGCAAGTGAGATTTTTGTACACCACTCGGCGGTTACTGTAAGTCAGGAGCAATACCGGTATTTGGTAGAGGGTGAGTATGTGGAGTTTACGGTTGTGAATACTGAGACCGGAACTCATAAGTTTCAGGCGGGTGATGTACGTGGTGTAAAGGGTGGCAAGTTGTTTTGCGAGACGCGTCGCGAGCATCGTAATGCCCAAGATAGTGTAGATGCTGGGACTGGGACTGGTACGGGTGCTGGTACAGCTAGTGGAAGCAGGCAGTCGCATCATTATCAGAATACCCAATCGCGTCAGGATAGTGAGGGGATGCGTGGAGGAGGCCATGCTGCACGTGGTGGACGCGTTTTGCGTGGTCGCGGAGGAAGCGGCGGCGGCGGCGGTGGAAATGGAACCCGAGGTGGATATGATAATAATGAAGGAGGTGAGTGGATGTTGGTTCGTCGCGGTCGTCCTGGTGGAGAGCGTGCTCCTTATCGCCCTCGTCAAGTTCGTTCAGACCACGAGACTACTTCAACTTCTACTTCTATTCCTACCCATACACATACACCTACACCTACGCCTGCATCCGCACCTGTTGCTAGCGATGACACATCATCAACCCCTCGTGCTACCACCGCTACCGCGTCAAAGAAGCCTCGTCAGACAAAGCCCCCAACCTTCTAAATATGACCAATAACAATAACAATAACAATAACATTCAGATTCACAATCAAAATCAAAAATTAATTTGTTAATATCAATAATGTTAACAAATTAAGTGTTATTTATATTTATATTTATGTGTAATCTTATAGTTTCCACTATTCTATTATTTCAATCATTTCATCACTGCTTGTTTTTTCTAGTTAAGAAAATCCGCCGCATTTTCTGCTTCTTTGATAAATACTTGCTTCTCGTTTGTAGAGAGTAGTTTTTCCCGGGATATTTTATAAATTTGGGACGTCTTTTACACGTGAATCCACTATGCTTCAGACCTTTGCGTCGAAATATAGAATCATTACATATTCCTATAGCCTTACTTTCTGCTTCCGATGGTGTATCTCCACCTGTTTCATCACCATCACCCTTATCTGTTTTTTTAACCTTTTTAATACATTTGCATAATTTATCCGCAAGTATTTCCTCCGCTTTATTTTTAATTGTTTTAGAACTATCTGTAGGAGTAATCGGTATATTATAGTAATTCAATATTTTTATATAATCATTTTTTTTTAGAATACCCATTAACTACTAACTATCTGATTCCAAATATAGTAAAGTTATATTACAAATAGATAAAATTATAAAGTAATTCGTTAATAAAATAATAACTACTAATTATAACAAAAATATATAATCATATTTTATATTCGTTTAAATGCCTAAATCCATAAAAATAAATTCTAACCCTAAAAATAAAAAAGTTGTTGTTTTTGATTTAGATGAAACTCTGGGTAGTTTCGGAGAATTAGGAGCGCTTTGTAACGTTTTAGACGAATATTATGGAAATAGGCAAACATCATACGATATTTTCAATGATTTAATGGAGTTATACCCTGAATTTATACGCCCACAAATATTTAATATTTTAAAATACATTTTAAAAAAAAAGAAAGAGGATAAGTGTAAATATATAATGATATATACCAACAATCAAGACCGTGTATGGGTGGAACACGTAAAAACATATTTTGAGAAAAAACTGAAATCCAAAATATTTGAACAAATTATATGCGCTTTTAAAGTAGACGGAAGAGTTCTCGAACTTAATCGCACAACGCAGGAAAAAACAGTCGACGATTTTTTCAGATGCACTAAACTACCGCGTGATATCGAAATCTGTTTTGTGGATGACCTTTTTCATCCTCAAATGGAAGAAGATAGCGTTTACTATATTCACGTAAAAGCGTACAAACATTATATACCATCATCCACTCTTGTAGAGAGATATATGAATTCGCATTTGACAAAAAATGTTAAAAATAAAGATGAATTAAGAAGCTATATGATGTCGAAACTTAAATATAATATAACGGAAAAAAGCAAAGAAGAACAGGAGGTCGATATTATCGTAAGCAAAAGATTGTTAGAGCATATAAAGGAATTTTTCAAAAAGGATGAAGGAGGGAGCCACGGAGATGGGTCAGGGGCAATATCACAGTCACCACACCATAGTCATCCACATTTTGATATAAGCGGGAAACACAAATCATTTAAAAGAACTAATGCGGCATCCAAACGAAATAAAACACTGAAGAAAAAATAATTATAAATTTATATTTTAGGTATTGATGGCAGTTTCATATTAATATATAGTTTATGCAGCATATATTAATATATGTAATCTAATTATATTACTATTCGAAGTTAACGACGACTTCTTCTTCTACGATGTGATTTCTTACATCTCTTAGTGTGCCGTTTCCTTCTATACTGTTTTTTATTTTTATGTTTATTAATTCTTCGGGTAGTTTTGTATGCTTTTCTTCTTCGGGATGATTTCCCGCCAACAGCAGCGACAACAGAAGTATCAGTAGTATCAACGATTGGCTGTTGAATTCTTTCATCATCAGGGGTGATAGCAACATATATACACATTAAAAACGTGAACCATGATTCATTAAGTTCAAAGCATTTTGTCCATAATTGCAATCCCTTATCATATGGTTGATAAGGATAAAATATCTTTTCCACTAATTCCGATATGTTGGGCAGGTTGGACACGAGTTCGTTATATTCTGTATGTATTTCCTGTGGAGTTTTCGGTGTCCTATCCACAAGAACCTTACCATCATTTAAAACCTTTAAAACTCTAATAAAATTGTCGGCATCGTGATTTTGTTTCAACTTGACGTATTCATCATCAACATCAGGAACAGTAGCAGCACCAGCAGCACCAGCATCAGCATCATCAGCAGTAGATTTAACTGCTGGGTTTTGGGTACATGTTGTATCATATCTACGTACACTGTATTTAGCACATTTAATACCGTAATCATTTTGAAGTACATCAGATAAAAATCTTCTAATTATACATCTTCTTCTAGTTTCATCTGGTGAGTATGTTACGAATGGATTTGGATCAAACCCGGTTCTAAGTGTAAAACATTTTGGCAATAATCTTGTTTTTGGTGATGTTATATTAGCATGATCAATTAGTAATTCGATGACATCGGAAACCTCTTTAATCCCTTTTTGTTGTCTATCCATAATGCGTAGTATGTTGTCTTCATATGTAGGTATCATAAAACTATCCATAACAACTACATACATAGTTTCATTATTAATAGGTGTTACATGTTGACTATTATATGTTTCCTTTTCAATATTTAACATTTTAAACCAGAATATGACTTGTTGTACGTATACTATCCGCATTATAGTATCGGTGTGACTTCCATATAATAAATACGATAACACATACAACCTCATATAACATTGTTTTAATATATTAGTATCAATACCGTGATACGATATCAATTCTGTCAATATTTTATTATATTCTATATGTAGTTTCAAAGGATCGAATATATGTAGTTCCGAAGAAGTGAAAACTCTGCTTTTATATTTACTATATATATCATCTAGTGTAAGAATCTCTAGTTCGCTAGCCATTATATAATATACAAACAATAAAAATATATTGTAATCGTTCATTTAATACTAAATATTTAATATTATAAATCGTATTAGTTTCCAACACGCTTCAAATGTTTCTTCGTCTTTTTGTGAGCATTCATATTTGAAAGCTGAACATCGCACCCACACTCACAAATAACACGCGTCTTCGCTTTCTCTAAAATCTCGGCCCTTCTTTTGAGGTAATAATCCTTATTATATTCTTTAATTTTATCATCATTTTCCCTATTATAATTCTTCTGATATTCCAGCTTCCTCTCGCGATGCCTGTGATAATAATCATCAGGTATAACTTCATTCGACTCTATTGAGATATCGATATCGTCGCGTTTGTCGAATATATTATTATTTATAGTATTGATAGTATTGATATTATTGATATTATTGATAATTTTTTTGCGTTTCATCAGTATCACGCTGAGTGACGTAGGCGATATAGACGATGTTGTGGATATTCCGCTTTCATTTCCAAATCCAAATATATTCTTCATTCGTTTCAAAACAATAGGCGAAGAAGAAGAAGAAGCAGAAGGAGATGAAGCTGAAGGAGACAATGTTGCGGACATTATAGGACAAACGTGATTGATGGTTGGCAGGTGATATGTACAGTATGTACAAGATTTTTATTTTATATATACTATTAAGCGCAATATTTGTTTCAATTTTTCAACTTCATAAAACAAAAATATTAATATATAATATATAACCACTAATTATACTCAATCATAAATGCCGGGTATGCGTATTATTACATTAAATACACTTGACGATAACAAGTATACTCCACTTGGAATGGTAAGAGGAACGATTGTACATTCTGTATCTTTTTTTAGGGATATTTTAGGAAATGTAACAGGTCTTTTTGGAGGAAAAAACTCTGCGATAAATACAAAAATTGATGACGTTTATGCACAAGCGATTGAAGAACTAGAAGCATATACACAAAAAAATTACCCAACAGCAACCTCGATCGCGGGTGTAGAAATCTCTCTAACAGAAATGCGAGAATTCATTATATGTGTAGCTACAGGTACAGCCGTTATCGAAGCAAATAAGAGACCTAATCCTGCACCGATTCAGAACCCAAACCAGATACTAAAATCAAACCCTATGCCTCAAATGAGATTACCACACGTAGCAATGGGTGGTAGAAAAGTAAAAACGAAACGTGTTTCACATAAGCCTCGTAAGTCTCGTAGGCATAGAAGATGAAATAAGATGGAACAAGATATAATAATATGATATAAAAGATAGAATAAAAATAATGGAATGAAACCGTTATTTTTATTTGCATTGTTATTTATAACTAAAATTACCAAAGTTTACCGCACCCACATCCGCCGCCACCACCGCTTTTAACATCGAGTTTAGAACAAGATTTACTGCGCGCTCGCCTGCTATGTGTTCTTCGATGTTTACGCGTACGCCTTAGTCTATTTCTCCTGCTTCTCCTGCTTCTCCTGCTTCTTTCACTACGACGACGATGACGATGACGATGACGTCCACCACCTTCTTGACCCATGATTATCTCATTACTATTACCTATAAACCTTTCGCGTACGCGTTTCATATGCTTGTCATAATTTTTAATCTCAGACAGTACTTTATTATCCACATTGTTTCCAGTTTTGCCCTTACCCTTACCCTTACGCGATTTTTCCATAATCCATTTCTTAAATTCCTCATAACTTCTATCCTTATTATAAACCTCAGGGCTATGTAATTTCGATGGATGAAAATATAAAACCGTAGGGAATCCGTTTACTTTTGGCTTTATTCCGTGTTGATGAAACTTTTCCATATTACTTCTCTCAATGGCACCTAAAATAATCTCATTTTTCATATCATCCTTTAAATCCGTCATCACGCGATTCCAAGCAGGCATCATATTAACACAGTGCCCGCATCCATCCATATGAAACAATACAACGCCGTGTGTATCTTTAAGTCTACTGATTTCATCATCAGTCAAACTCGACACTTTTTCTAACATTTGTTCCGTAATATATCTATATGTCTGTATATATTATATATTTAGACAAAAAATTAATATACCGTTATTAATAAAAACATTTATTAAATATTCATATTTTATATATATATAATATATTATACAACGATAAAATGACTTATAAAATTATATTAATAACCACATTGTTTATTATTGTCACGTATTTCGTATTAAATTATACAAGCAGCGATTTCAAAGAGGCTCTAACGATAGGCAGTGATAATTCAGAATCTAATTGTCCGAATATTTTAATACAAAAAGGTTCACAGTTATATTTATATAATTCTAAAAAGCATTCAGTACCAGGTGTAAATCCTGTAACATTTAATAATTTAGAAGAATATACCGAACATATCGAATGGCAGCGTGCTTCAGGATTAGTATGCCCTGTTCTATATTTACAACATTCAGAAGACGCGCAAGGAGGAACGTCGTATAAAATTCGCCCCAGTCCAACAGATTTGCAAGGCGGATTGCCTCCTGTATCCTCTATAAGAACACCTCCGTCTAGAAGACACATCACAAAAATGTTAGACGATTCACTCGGCGACAGGCCATATAATTTAAACTCGTATCCTGGTTACGACGACTCTAATATGGATCAAGGCGAATTTACACCGGATATGATGCTCGATTATATAACACAGTCAACCGGTCAAAGCCCGAACCCAATGGACCCTAATTGGGGTGGCAGCGATTTCACACAAGCATTAATTGATGCAGGGTATTATAAAGACAACAGTGTAGCTATATCTGTTAATAATTAAAAGATTCACGTACTTGGTTACAGGATGTATGGTGTATGGTATATGGTGTATGGTATATGGTTTATTGCCGCACAAGAAACTTCTTAATATTATCCACACACGTTTTATTTATTTTGCGCATTGTACCAGAATCCGTCTTCACCATAAATGTATTCAATATATCCGGCTCCTTTTCAAGTTGATATAAGAGATTTTGTATTGTCTTATATTCATTCATAATTTGTGTCGCTATTTTCGAGCTTATACCAGGCACACAAGCTAACATTATTATATTTATATTATCCTGTGTAATATATTCATTTTTCTCTTTATGGCTTTTAAACACACCACAATATTTCTCACTTTCTTCCTTATTTTTGGCACGAGATAGAGCACCAGGAGTAGTTGGCGTTGGTGGTGTAGTTGGAGAGGCAGTAGATGACGCGGTAGACGATGTACTCGACATAATAGTATTTTCAACACTAGTTTCTATACTATAGTATGCACACCGCGATTTATCAACAACACGCGTCTTATCATATTTATCCGCAAAAAATACAATAACATCAGCCGTTTCGCAAATCGAGTTTGTCCTAAATACCGAAAACCCCTTGTAATATAACAACGAAAACATACTACTAATAAGTATCTTCTTTGATATACGCCCCCTTTTCTCGTTATATCTTTCGATATCGCCTTCAATAATATATATAATATTATGATTATGCGTTGCCTCTTTATCGAGTCTAAAAGACTGCTCATTATATCTCCCATCTTTTATACTTGCTGCCAAATCATTGAGTGTTTTCCGCTCAAATATAAGAATTTGTTTCCCTTCATTGTCCTCGAAAACGATATCACCTATGTGAAGTTGCTCCTTTTTTATTTTATGGGATTTTTCATTTTCTCCCGCGTTTGGTGCTACATCCGTATTTGAAGTTGCGTCGCACTCTTCTGTCGTGACCACATCTACATCCTGAAAAATATGAAGAGGAACCAAACACTTGCTCGAACCCTTACTAGATGCTTTATTTTTAATAGTAGCAGATAACGCCAGTGACTCCTTCTCTAACATATCGATAGTATCTATACGCCTCTCAATAAGTGGGAATAATTCAGTTTCACGATTGTCTACTTTGATGATCATTGTTTTGCAATCAGGTATAAACAGGTATAATCAGGTATAAACCGGTATAAATGGGTATGATATGATAATAATTTGCGGTGTTATCATATTATATCGAGGAGTTTCTAAATGGTTTACATATTTATAATTTAGGTCCAGTATGGCGACCGGTGTCATAGTATTGCCTAAATTTAAATAAGAAATCCTTATTCAAGGCTGGAACGGCAATATGACTTCTCTGTGCAAAAGATGTCATAAAACCAGTAGCAGATGGCTGCGCACCACCTTTCTTCATACCACCACCATTCTGTGTGTTGGCATAGAGACCGTCAGCAGAACCAGGTCCGCTAAATAAAACGCGACGCGCCATTGCTGAGCGTCCATTACGACTTTTAGGTCCGTTTTTTTGAGCCATCTAAAATGTGTGAATATGTGCAAATATATATGAATATATGTATATAATATTGTAATATTAAAATTCAATATTATATGTGTTATATGTTTTATTTTAAGAATAAAAGTTTATATATTGTGTTGACCACGAAATTATGAAATTATGAAATTATGAAAGTATGAAAGTATGAAAGTATATAGATTATACACCTTTCTGATTTCCAGCTCCCATCAGGAAGTTCCTACCAGGTGAAGAAGCCATTCTACCGATACCACCAGTACCTTTGTTGTTAAAAATCATTCCGTGCGCCAACATATAAGCAAAACCCTCTTTGCAGCCAACAGGGACACACTTGTACTGACAATAGTTAGTATCCTTCCGATACACGGTCATAAGATTAGGATTCAATCCTACAGTAGGAGCAAGACCCGCCATACTTCCAAAAATACATCCTTTTTTTGTAAGAGAATCAACTCTCAAAGTTCTACCAACAAGACCACTTCCGACCATTTATGCTTATTATATATATATATATATATATATGCTAAATATTTTTATTTGTATTCTAAATAAAATATTGTATTCTAAATATTTCGTTTGTATTCTAAATAAAACAATTATTATTTATAAATATACCGAATATACCAAATATACCGAATATACCGAATATACCAAATAGTAGAATATTTTAAATAGACTAAATTGAAATAGTTTAAAGATATGTATTGAATAATATTATACAAGCTTACGCCACCAACAAAGCAATAGTATGACATCTATCGAATCCACATCTCCTAAATCAAAAACATCAGAATCGAAGAATATATTAAATGACTCTGATATAATTCCGTGTGAAGATGGATATATTTTCAATCCATATAACCAGGAAAATAGAGAGATTACATTGAATGAAGTTCAATCTATTCTTTCATCGTACGGGATTCCTGCATCTCTTCACAATTATGACCTTTATCGCCGAGCATTCATACACGCATCATATACAAAACGTCCTCAATTGGAAAACGCACGAGAGAATATAAAAATTATGCCTCAACCTTCGAATTGTATTCCTCTAAAAACGAAATCAAATGAACGTCTCGAATTTCTTGGCGACGGTGTTCTGGAATGTGTTACAAAATACTACCTTTATCGTAGATTTCCTAAAGAGAACGAAGGCTTTATGACCGAAAAGAAAATCGCAATTGTCAAAAATGAATCTATTGGCAAATTTGCGATTGAAATGGGGCTACATAAATGGTTTATTATTTCGAAACACGCTGAGGAAAAACGCACAAGGACAAATCTGAAAAAATTGGGATGTCTTTTCGAAGCATTTATTGGTGCCCTATTCTTAGACTTCAATAAAATAAATATTCACGATGACGATAAATGGTTTGATAATGTATTTGTAACAGGTCCAGGATTCCAAATGGCGCAAAAATTTATCGAATCGGTGTTTGAACGACACGTAGACTGGGTCGCTCTTATCAAAAATGATGACAACTATAAGAATATTCTTCAGGTAAAGATTCAGAAGGAATTCAAAACGACGCCGGACTATTTAGAAATTAATCACGACCCAGAAAGCGGATATACTATGGGTGTTTATTTATGTTTAGGCAAAGAGATATATCATACGGATTACAGGGATGCAATTAAATATAGTGTTTTAAATACATTTGCAAATATTAGAAAGCATTACGACGAGAAAGGACACATTCTAGTACATTTTGCATCAGGAACTCACAAAATCAAAAAAAAAGCAGAGCAAATGGCTTGCGAATATGCGCTACAATGTATGAAAATGCTTGATATTAATGATGAATAATGGCGAGAAATAATGGCGACAAATAATAGCGAATAACTAATGGAGAAATAATAACTTAAATATCTTTTATTAATGATAATACTTATTATATTTTTATTCGTATATTATAATGGAATCAGATACCGAACTCGAAGCAAGGATACAAAATTTAGAGTCGCGATTATTAGAATCGAATCAACAAATTTCAAATCCAGTCGAAGCATCTAAAGCCAATATAGAAGAGAATAGAGAAATTAAAGAGTCCCTTCAAAAACTAAAATCGCAACGATTATCTCTACAACCATCACCATCAGCCGTTAGTGTAGGAGCTCTAGGCTCTTTATTATCATCAGTTAAAGGCGTATTTAGTTCTAAAGAAGATTCAGCATCCGCTGCTGCTGCTGCTGCAAGTACCGACCCAAAAGTTCTTTTACCGCGGTCCGTTCACGAACAATCTATTAAAGATAGAGCAGTATTACTCCAACAACAACAACAACGACAGGGCGAAGAAATAACCGAAGAAGGCGATGTTCCGTTTGACCCTAAATTACAAGTTCTACAAGCACCAGATTTAGGTCCACGTATTCTTCCAAGTGGGCATCCAGGCGTAAATTATGCAGCCCAAAGAATGATTCACGCTCTTCAAACCAATTTGGCGCCCCCAGCTGTATTACAAAGACTCGAAGATAAATCGAAACCCGGTGTTGGCGATATGCCAGTTGCACGACCCAAAGCGCAAAAACGTGAACGTGTTATTATTCAATTTGTTGCCCCGCCTTCTCTATCAGGTCAAGGCGCAATTCAGATGCCAAAAGTAAATGTTGTAAATAAAGCAAAGGAAGAATTGGTTGACCGTACAACAATTACACAGCATCTTCGTAATGTACTTCCTACAATATTAGAAAGACCGCACGAAATAGGAAAAGAATCTTTAGCATCCAATAGACTGGCCACGCCACCGACACCATTGCCTAAAGCCGCATCGGATGTATCCACCCTTAGCCTTACACGGCAAATCATTATTATAAGAAAAATGCCGGCTAAAATTCATCTTGTTGAAGATGCCTCTCTTATTCTTAGTATGGGTAAGAAACCAGATGAACGCGGTGCAGTCGCAGTCGCAGTCGCAGCCGCAGCCGCAGCCGCAGCCGCAGCCACCGATGCATCTACTATGATGACAAGCAGCGCGTCATCTCTTATTAAAAAGGGTCGTGGTCGCGTAACTGATGCACCGACTTTCGACTCGATGAGCAGCGATGTCGAAGATATGGTAATAAAAGATGCAGCAGTTCGCGAAAGAATGCCTAGAACGCGCCCACCAGGTATTATTGTTTCCAATTACTATATGAATAATCGCGAGAAATTTATTAGTTTTATTAACCAATTGTTTATGCGATATCACGAAGAAATATCGAGCCAAAAAGAACAACTTTCGTGTGATCCATCATCCAAGTCCGATTTTTCTCTTTTAACACACCAAAAAATAGTCCGCGATTATTTGAACATATATACGCCATATCGTGGTCTACTATTATACCACGGTCTCGGAAGCGGTAAAACGTGCTCATCTATTTCAATCGCCGAGGGTTTGAAGACGCATAAAAATATTATTGTTCTGACCCCTGCTTCTCTGCGGAGAAACTACATAGAAGAATTGAAAAAATGCGGCGATGATATATACAAGAAAAATCAATTCTGGGAGTTTATCCCGATACAAAGCGAATCGGACCCTATGATTCAAACATTGTCCGCGATTTTAACATTATCTCGGGAATTTATTACTCACCAAAAAGGAGCGTGGCTTGTGAACGTTAAAAAGCCGTCAAACTATGAATCATTGAATCGCGATCAACGCACCAGCCTGGACGAACAACTAAATGCAATGATTGATGTAAAATATACATTTCTTAATTATAACGGAATGAGAATGAGTAACCTTAAAACATTATCTGCCGATTTTAGCAAGAATCCCTTCTCAGACCATGTCGTAATCGTTGATGAAGCTCATAACCTTATTAGCCGTATCGTAAACAAATTAAAGCGAAAAGACTCGCTTCCGATGCGTCTATATGATATGTTGATGCAGGCCGAAAATGTGAAGATTATCCTGCTCAGTGGAACACCGGTCATTAACTACCCCAATGAAGTAGCCGTGATTTTTAATATTCTGCGCGGCTATATCAAAACGTGGAAAATCCCGCTTCAAATTACCTCTCAAGCAAAAATAGATAAAAAAGTACTCGAGCAATTATTTGCCAGCATAAATATCTTGGACTATATTGACTACAATGATAGCTCACGTGTACTTACGATAACTCGAAACCCGTTTGGATTCGTAAATGTAAATGAGCGAGGGGAATATAATGGTGTTGTGAAAATAGCACCGGAGGGTGACTCGCCTTATGTTAGCGACACGGATTTTGAACGCCTGATTTTAGCAACACTTCGCGGGCGGGATATAAATGTTACTGCTGGAAGTATAACAATCGAGAATCATAAAGCGCTACCTGATAATCTTGACGCATTTAGGTCGTATTTTATAGACGCCGAAACAGGAAATGTGAAAAATATCGTTATGTTCCAGCGGCGTATTCTGGGACTTGCTTCTTATTTTAGAAGCGCGCAAGAACAGCTTATGCCTGCGTATGAGAAATCAGTAAACTTCCGCGTGATGAGAATACCGATGAGTGACCATCAATTTGCGGCATATGAAAAGGCGCGTGAAGCTGAAAGAAAACTTGAAAAGAAATCTAAGTCTAAGCGCCCGGGTAAAGCAAAAGGTGCATCTGGTGCCGGTGGTGGTGGTGGCGGTGATGATATATATGAAGATGCTATATCAAATTATCGAATCTTTTCGCGACTGTTTTGCAACTTTGTTTTCCCGACCGAAATACATCGTCCGCTTAATAAAGAAGACCAAGATATAGAAGGGGCGATAAATGATGGCGTAAATGAAGAAGATGTAGACGGGATTAGAGCCGAAGAAAGAACCGACAATTTAAACGGAGAACATACGAGCGACGATATAGAGGAAATGTCTGAAAGTATTGCGAAAAAGGTCGATGCCACGTATTCAAAGCGTATAGATATCGCACTTGCTAAACTTGAAAGTGGTAAACAGCGATATTTGACGAAACCACAGGATGGTGGCGAATTACAGAATTATAGCCCCAAGTTTTTGGCGATGTTGGAGAATATACAGGACCCGCATCATTCCGGGCTACATTTGGTGTACAGCCAGTTTAGATCGCTTGAAGGTATTCGTATCCTTTCTATGGTACTTGACGCAAATGGTTATGCACGTTTTCGAATCAAGAAAGATAGTTCGGGGAATTGGATATGGGATATTAGAGACGAAGATAAAGGCAAACATATGTATGCTCTTTATACTGGGTCAGTGAAAGATGAAGAGCGCGAGATTATACGAAATATATTCAATAGTACTTGGGAATATGTGCCTGTTACTATAAAGCAACAACTTCAGCAAAAATCGGGGAATAATTTTATGGGCGAGATTATTAAAGTGCTTATGATTACCGCGTCAGGAGCCGAGGGTATTAATTTGCGAAACGTTCGTTGGGTTCATATCACGGAACCATATTGGCAGCCGGTGAGAATCGAGCAAGTTATTGGGAGGGCTAGACGTATCTGCAGCCACAATGATTTGAAAGACGAGAAACTCCGCACAGTAAATGTGATGTTATATATAATGACATTTACGCCGCAACAGTTGGCGGATGATTCGTCATTACAGCTTAGAATAAATGATGTGAGTAAGAAAAATGCGCAAATAGCTTTATCAACAGATGAGGCGTTGTTTGAAATATCGAGTATTAAAGAGGAAATCAATCATCAGTTACTATTGGCGATAAAAGAAGCGTCTATCGATTGCGCAATACATCGTGATGCTACATCAAAAGAGAAATTGAAATGTTTCTCATTTGGGAGCGTATCTTCGAAGAAGTTTGCGTTTTCTCCGGCGATCGAGAACGAAGAATCGGATGCTGCATCGGCTCGAAATACGAAACAGACGACACTGAAATTGGTTTCAATGGAGATGAAGATGGATGGAGTGAATAAACAATATGCATATGATAAACTTACAAATACTGTATATGACTGGGGAAGCTACCAAGTGGCGCAGGCGGTGGGTGGTGAACCGTTGGCGGTTGGAAAACTGGTGAAAAATGCGGACGGTAAGATGAAATATGTGCCTATAACTGAAGCGACGGCATCATCCGGTGCAGCAGCGATGCCAACACCTAAAAAGAAGGATAGTGGCAGTTCAAGTGGAAGTGCTAGTGCTAGTGGCACAGGATGAGTGGCAAAATCTAAACCGTAAATCGTAGTTATCATTGTATTTTAGTGTATATGATATAACGTATGATATAATGTATGATGCAATACATTATATAATATGGTGGATATGAGGTATATTATTATATAAGATTTATATTTTTATTATCGAGATGTTATAGAGTGTAAATCGAGTCATGTATATCTTCTCTAGCTTGTCTATCTTTTTCGGCTTGTTGTGCTGGTGTAAGGTAGTCTGATGGTGTTTCAAACCCGTATTGTTTCTTCACGGGTTGTCCTAGAGACGGGTAAGATATAGTTAATAATGTTTTAGCAATATCTTTCATATTAGATTTTATATCAGGTTCAGGAACCGCAGGATATTTTACTTCTTTTAGATTTGCATAAACGTTATGTATTAAGGTAGCGTCCCTAGTGTGATTACTAGCGTCTTTAGTTGCCATACTACTAAGTAATTTACTGATGTCATCGTATGTTTCAAGTGTTGTCCTAGATGTAAATGTAAATGTTGGGGTAAATAGGCTATTACCAGTACTACAAACAATAATACGATAAGATTCATTATCCTTAGTTGTAATTTTATAAGATTGAAACATATGTAAAGTCATCGAACGTTGTATAACTTCAGAACAGTCTAACTTTTTCATCAATTTTGTGACAGTTACTAAAGAAAAATCTTTCGGTACATCTTCTTCTTTATTAAAATTGTCGGGTTGAATATTAACTAATGATACACCAACAATAAATGGAGAGTAGTCAGATTTTAATGATAATATATTACCAGATTCATCTTTACTTTTTATAAATCTAATTTGAGTGATATCAATTGGACATTTAGCACGTACAATTACAAGACTTTCTTCCGTATACTTAAAAAAAACCAGATATTCAGGTCTATTGGCTGCATTTAATATACCATCGTGTTTGGTTACGAAAGCAATACAATATCCTATTAGTACCAATGGTCCAGGCGTAGGTTGTGATAAAAACGAACCATGCGTAGAACGACGGACGTCGTCAGGTGTAACTTTAAACTTATATTCTTCACAATCTACACCACCCACCATATTCCTTCTGTTACTCACATTATTTCTCTTTGTTTTCATAAATATTTTCGATTTTCTTGATTTACAACGCCTAATACTTCTTCGCCCTCTCCCTCTGCAACCCTTTCTACTTTTTTTATATTTTTTAATACGTCGACCTCTTTTAACAGAATAACGCGTCATTTTAATTATATAATAATTATATATAATAATTATATATAATAATTATATATTAAAATATGATATTTCATATCTAAACATTAACTAAATCACGGATTATTTTTTCTTTCTAAAATACTCAATATCCTATCCTGAATTCTTTTAATATCTTGTAACTCATTTTGTATAATATTTATTTTTTCATTTAATTTATGAGATTCTCCCGCGCTTGCCGTTTCATCTGTTCTACGCCTCTCAAAAATTCTCATCTCCAATTTCGGATCATCGCCTTCCTCTTCATCCTCCATAGTCCCTGCTGCCATAATATCATCTAACGGAGTTGTATTGTACACATATTTTGTATGTGATGATTGTGGTGGGGCATCACCCGGTGCCTTTTTTAGTTTCGACAAAAATGATAACCCATTCTCGTTCATATTTTCATCCCCATCACCGATATTATAAACATAACCAGTAGACACGACATATTCGTTCACTTCCGCGCCGATATTTACATCATTAGAATATACAATTTGTTCATTTTCGGTATCATTAAAAGACACATTTTTTTTCACAGATTCTTGAGGGCGTTTAGAAGTAGCAATGCGTACGCTTGATGCGACAGATTCAGGCATTTTCGAATTATCTCCCTGAGAAGGAACCAATGTATCCAATTCGCGGGAACGCGACGACAATGCTTCAGCCAATAAGCGGTCCATTTCATTACTAGATAATTTATCATCGGTCACACTTTTATCTGTAAAATCGATATTCTCCGGTTTTTTATTATTCAACATATTGTCCATTTCTGACTGTTTTTCTTTTAGACGAATTTCGAGTTCAGACATTCTATTTTTCTGTAAATCACCCGCGCGGTAAATTTCTTCTATTTTCGGTTTCTTAGTAGGGGTCCCTGCTATCATTGCACCTCCACCACCACCACCGAACCGCGGAGGCACAGGTAAATTTACTGCCGCGACGATTTGCGCAGGAGGTGGTTGTCGAACCTCAACCGGCCGTTTCACTTTTAATACACTAATCTGCTCTACCATTTTTCGAATAACAGCCTTGTTACTATTCGTAATCATTTCAGAGGCTTTTTGCTCGTAGCCTTCGTCACCTTCATCGTTTTTATCGAAAAATAAATCAAATTCTGGCTTCATAGACAGTATAGTATTTTCAAATTGTTTTTTAACATTGTCTACGTGTGAATTCGGTAAATCTTTGAACACACCACCATCGTGTAATAATCCCCATATAATACTCTTATTTTCGTTTTTAGTAAATTGATAAAAGGACATTTTATGATAGTATATAACAGATAATATTAAATATGATGTTTTATTTAATATGATTTATTTAATTTTTATTTATACTGTATTCACAAATCTTTATTAAAGTATCTGTGCCGAAATTTCTGCATCTCTTCATCCGGAAAGATATCAACTATAAAATCCTCAGGCTCCATTTTATCGCGAAGTAAATTTATAATCATAAAAAGGGCATACATACCACATTCGGTCGGTTTTTTCTGATGATGTTTATTATTTTGTATATAACGCATGTCGATTCCCACCGTCTTTGCTTGTTGCGTGATAGTTTTGATGAGTCGTTTCACTTCTTTTGGAGGAGGGTTGCCGGTACTGTCAAAAAAGAATATAAATTTCCGTGGCAAGTCTACAAACATAGATATCCAATGTGAACCAGATAAATAATGCGGATCAGTATTAAAAACGAATCCGACTTTTTTTTTACCATTGCGTATAGAAATATTTAAATCAAAATGACACAACTCTTCCCATACACATTCACCGTACATTTTTGGAGAATCGAAATCAATCGGTGCAGCGCCTATAAAATCGAAAAAGGGGAATTCTCTCTCATACTGCTTCATAACATTTTCAATATCGATACTATTGAGCCATTCATTTGGATTCTTTTTCCAGTCATCGGGACTTTTAGGTGCGAAAGTATAATTGAGCATTTCTTTGTCTACGCCAGTAGATGCAAAGTGTTGCTTTAACCAACACGACTCTTTATTGCAGACATTTTTTAAATGCCCCTTTAATGATTCCCATATTTCTCTTGGTTCATTTGAAGTGATAACAACGTCCGGGTGACGAGCATTCCATAAAGATTTCAGTTTCATTAATGATTCATTGCTATAACAGGTAAAATCGTTTTCCTGTATTTTAGGGCTACATTTTAGTTTTATAAAACCATCAGGATGACGCTGTATGCCTTCATCTTCGGCAATACTCTTTCGAATATGTTTTGATGGATTTATCGCATCCACACGCATCCGCATACGCCTAACCCGGTGTTTATGCAAATTCTTTTTCGTTTTACGGTTTCTAGATACGGGTTTATTAGACCTAGAAAGTGATGTTCTAGTTTTATTCACCCGAGTTTTATTTTTTCTGTATTTATTTTTTTTATTTACTTTACCTCGATTGCCTCGATTGTCTCTACTATCTCTACTATTTCTACTATATCTACTATCTCTATTAAAACTTGCATTTTTAGCAAATTCTAAAATAGATTGTATCTTTTTAGACTTCATTTATAAATAATTTTATATATATATGTAACTCGCGTAATAAATACGTATATATATATACATAGTTAAAAATAAAAATTAATTAAATAATAATCACAAAATCACAAAATTACAAAATCACAAAATCACAAAATTACAAACTAATTATTTGATGCAGTATCTAAAGACATTTCAATATCACTCTTATCTTTTTTGCTAATTATAACATTTATACCATCAAAAGTCAAATTATTGAATCCTGATTTCTGTTTCGAAAACTTTTTTATATCTTTCTTTTTATATTTCGGGTCTTTTAAGTTAAAATCTTTAGTTTTCGGTATTACCATTTCATCCTGAGGTGGAGATGTTTTTATAACATAATTATCAAGCGTGAGTACCTTTTTCTCCATTTGTCTCATAAATAATTTATTGGCATCATTAATATCTGTTATATCATCATCAGCGCCAACACCTGCACCAGCATCTAAACCAGCATCTAAATTCATATTTGTATATTCTCCTTGAATTGTATCCATAGTATCTTTAAATTTAAAATAAGAAATGCATACTTTGGCATAAGTATTAAACGCGTTTAAAATCACTTCATCTAAATTTGACGAGTTATTATTACTATTATTAGAACACAGGTTATTAAATAAAATATCTTTTGTCATAGATATAATACGCTTTCTGTAAAATCGTTTTTCCTTCTTTAATGCAGAGTCGTGGTCGAGATTATTTTTTTTCAAATATTTATTATATGATTCTGTATTTGCCATAATCTCTAATGTAAGATAATTAATAGAATTAATAGAATTAATAGAATTACTTTGGTTACTTTGGTTACTTTGATTACTTTGGTTACTTCCACTATTTATAGCATTACGCGTATTATCTATATTTATCGCGTTACCATTATTATGTATAATATCTTTACTTTCCATTAATATGACAAATTATAAAATAATATTATTCTAAACCCGAATGAATAATAGTATTAACGACTAAATAACAATCGCACATTTCTAAATCTATTTACTGTAAAAATGTTTCTCGCATTCAGGAACAACATCCTTAATGTCATTGCGTGTAGTATTATTAAATAGTTGTTTTCCTAAATTATTGATATTAGGATTATAGTGGTCAAAAACCTCGCGTCTGAATAATCCTGGATATGGCTGTTTCACCGGTTTAGGCGGAATATAATTCTTATAAAGGTCGCTAGATGAAGATGGAACATATTGCGACTGTTCGCAGTCTTGTAATGCAAAAAATTGATTACGAAGAGTGGATTCTATATTTACATTATTCGAAAACCCAGACCAAGGCGCCATATTATTACCAGGATTAAAAGTAGTATGAGGGCTATATATAGGATAATTGTTTAAAGCAACACTTGACGGTTTACTTTGGTCTAAAATAGGCATATATCCGTATTTCGTAGAAACAGGAACCTGGTAATAAAACGGCTGAAGCGGAGCGGATGGTATATTTCGCGATGATATTCTTTTGTTTAATGCGTCGGTTCTTTCATTTTGGCATATAAACAATTTATCCGCTACCCCGTGCATTTTATTATTAGTATAAGCAGATGTGGCATATGACATTATATGGTTATTATATAGCTATTATATTATATTATAATATAATTTAATACTATTTATACTTTTATTCTTCGCGATATTGTATTCTTTTTGCGATATTTTATTTTAAAAACGAGTTAAAGACAACAAATAATATAATATACCCACCTATAAATTCCTACATTTTAGCATAACAATCGCGAATAATAAACAATGTGTGGTATTTATTATATTCAGCGTTTTTTCAAGAATACCGATTCTACCTCCGAAAAACATCCGACACCAACACCGACACCAACACCAACACCGACACCAAACCCAAAACAAAAACCGCAATTATCTGATTTATTATCATTTCAAAATGATTTCAGCGCTATGGTACACCGCGGTCCGGACAACAGTTCTTTTCTAAATGACTGTCCACCAGGGAAAGAGTATGCGTCTATGTGGGGATTCCATCGTCTTGCGATTAACGGTCAAACACCCGAAAGTAACCAACCTTTTTTCATCAAAAACTGCCGTCTTATTTGTAATGGTGAAATCTACAATTTTCGTGCCCTTATCGCTGAATATGGTCTTGAAAATGAATATAAAAGTCAATCCGATTGCGAGATTATTATTCATCTCTATAAAAAAATCGGTATTGCTGAAACACTCCGCCGCCTGGATGGTGTATTTGCCCTTGTTTTACACGATTACGAAACAGCGACAACATATGTTGCGCGTGACTCAGTTGGCGTACGCTCCTTATTTATTTCAGGATATGATCATACGTATAGTAATAGTATAGTTATTTCAAGTGAATTAAAAGCAATAGGTGAGTGTTATCGCCCCTATGCTAAACAATTTCCACCTGGTTGTTATGCTATGTATTCTAAAACCACGACATTTGACAATGCAAATACTCCTTTTTTTAATTATTATAGGTACTATGAAAATGTATTTATATCGCAGGATAATGCAACGGGGGTTATCGAAAGAGTATACAATTATCCGATAACTGAAGGTACAGAAGAAAATATTTGTAAAAATATTGCCACCCTATTCGAGGAAGCTGTTGTAAAACGCCTTATGAGCGACCGCAAAGTAGGTGCGCTTCTTTCGGGAGGGCTGGACAGTTCATCCGTCGTCGCAATTATGTGTCGCCATATGCCTGCGAAAGATTTGAATACATATAGTATCGGTTTGAAAGGGTCAACCGACTTGATGTGGGCGCGCAAAGTGGCGAATTACTTGGGTACGAATCATCACGAGATTTGTCTCACCGAGGAGGATTTTTTGGGCGCTATTGAGGCAACAATCAAGCAAATCGAGAGCTATGATACAACGTCCGTTCGCGCATCTGTGCCAAATTATTTGGTAAGCAAATATATTTACGATAATACAGACGACTGCGTTATTTACTGCGGGGATATGTCGGACGAGATTTTCGGGTCATATCGCGGATTTATGAAGGCGCAAAATGATGCGGATTTTAAGCGCGAAAATGAGCGGATGGTTCGCGATGTTTGTTATTTCGATTTGCTGCGTTCAGATAAGAGCATTAGTGGTGCAGGATTGGAAGCACGTGTGCCGTTCGCAGATAAGAAGTTTTTACAGTACGTGATGAGTATTCCGCCGCGATATAAAATGTTCAATGACGAGCGAATCGAGAAATACATTTTTCGGAAAGCATTTAGCGGACTTTTGCCGGACGATATTCTATGGCGGAGGAAAGAGGCGTTTAGTGATGGTGTAAGTGGACACGAAAGAAGTTGGTTCCAGATTATTCGGGATTATATTGATACAAAAGTGACGGATGAAGAATATGATAAGTATAAAGAATTTATTGAATTTACAGATATATATAATCCGCCATATGATAAGGAGAGTTACTATTATAGGACTATTTTCGAGAAGTTATACCCTGGATGCGAAAAAACAGTCCCTTATTTTTGGCGACATCCGTTTTGTGAGGAGAAGGACCCATCTGCGCGGCTTTTGCAATGCTATAAAGCGGAAGAGTAATGTTTCACAATAACAATTATTCCCATCAAGGCAATAATGTAATTAACGAGCTTATGATGTTTTATAGAAGGAGAGAATAATTTAGCAGTACAAGAAATAGCTGAGCATAAATAGCCAATAGTAATCATTGCGATAACATATACCGGAATATTTAATTTGGTAGTTATTAATAATATGAATAGACATATAATACCAATTGTCCGAATCACTATTGCGAATTCCTTTAATTTCATCATATAATATATCATAATATTTATTATATGATTTCTTATGATTTATGTATAACTATTTTATATGCATATGAAGATTATTAAACATACGAAGCATACATGTCGCATATAACAAACATACCTGCTAAAAATACCGTGTAATTATATATTTTATGATTTATAACATTATTGTCATTACTTGATTTGCTGAAAACCGCCAATCCTAAGGAACCGATAGTAAGTAACAAAATCACGGAGATAGGGAGATTAATACTACGTTTATACTGAAGGTAAAAAATATGTAAAATACCCACCATTCGTACTGCCATAAAAAATTCTTTTAAATCTATCATTTTTGTTTTATATATATTGGTAAAATAATAACAAAATAGTTATTATTATTATAGTATTATTTTAGTATTATTTTATAGTATATATATGTCTGTTAGAAAAACACTAGGCGTAGAAAAAGGTATTGAACGTTCTATTTCTCCAAAACGTGATGTAGTATTAATGCCTAGAGCACATTTATTACAACCACCACATCGACCCGAAGTAAAGCCTGACGATACTGTACCTATGAATCTGGATATCACAAAATTATTAATAAGAAAAAAAGAAAAAAAACGTCTTGAAAAAAAACGAATAAAACAAAAGGAACGAAAAGAACGAAAAGAACAAGGAGGTGTAGCGAGAAGAGCTAAGAATCCTGGTTCCCCATTATCTTCTTCTTCTTCATCTTCTGTTTCTTCAATATCATCTGTTTCAATATCACCAAATGACATAATAGCTTTTGAAGAAGAACAAAGACAAGAAGCAACTCGTCCTCATCAAGGTTCGCCTAAATCTGTTTCTTCAAGTTTGTCTCCTTTCGGAAGAAGAGTTAGCATTGAAGAGGCTGCAGAAGCTAGAATAAACTCGTCATCTAGTGCATCTTCATCTTCAAGCTCACCAAGATTTGAAAAATTTGATTCTTGGTCTATGTCACCTACGTCACCTATTTCACCTAAAGGTAAGGGAAGACAAGGTGGTGGCTCGCGTAGAAGAAGAAGAACAGCTCACAAAAAGCATAAAACCCATCATAAATCTAAACGTATTCATCATACTCGCAGAATACATACGCGTAGGCATCGCCGTAGTCATAGTCACCATCGCCGATAATACTATACATTCGTCGATTCATCGATTCATCGATTCATCTAAAAAATATATTAAATATTGTGCCAAATATTAAGAAAAATATTTATAAATAGTAATATTGGCATCGATATATTAATCGATATATTAAGGCATTTTATATTTTATATTTTATATAATAATAATATAGTTATAATATATAAATCAAAATAAAATGTCTTGTGGAGGTTCAGATTCTACAGGTGGTGGTATAGGAGCTTTATTCGGTCAATCTGGTGGAGGTTCTAGATTAGCAGAAATGTTAGGTCAGTCCGGTGGTTCAAGGCGTAGAAGGCGCGGTTCTAAACGCCGTCGTTCTAGCGGTTCGCGTAAAACTCGTAGACACGGCAAAAGACGTGCTTGTCGTTGCCCTGGCGGTTGCAAACGTTCAACCTGCCCTTGTCACAAGGGCAAAAAGCGTTGCTGTACTAAACGATGCCGCGGTCGTGGATGCCGTTGTTAAACACTGTGTGCACAATTAAATTACGTTATTGTACGCGTGCGATTGTACATTGTTATACACACTATATACAAACAATACACATTTTATAATTACCACCGCGATTTGGTTATTATAAAAAATTGATAAACATAATAAACACTAATTGAGATATACAATAAACCAACAACTAAGGAACAGTTCCAATGTCAAAACCCACAACTGAACTTATTACTCCCCCTATCACAAATTATGATACTTCGTTTCGTCTATTTGATTTTAATATATTCGACGAAAAACGCGACAACAATGATGATGCCGACGGCGAAGGTGGCGACGACAACGGTAATCACGATGACGATGATAATATATCCGCTGCAAAGAAATACAAAAAGGATGAAAAATTCACAACGATTCAAATGTTCGGTATAAACGAGAAAGGTGAAACCTGTACTATATTTGTTCGTGATTATCAACCATTCTTCTATGTCAAGGTAGGCGACGAATGGTCGATTCCTCAAAAATCGGCATTTATTTCTCATCTGAAAACCAAGGTCGGTAAATTTTATCAGGACTCTATTCTAGACGTCGAATCAAAACTCATAAGGCGTAAGAAATTATACGGATTTGACGGCGGGAAAGAGCACAAGTTCATTCTTATTAAATTCAAAAACGTGGCGACAATGAACAAGGTAAAAAATATGTGGTTTAAATATGGTAAAGACGGGAAACAGGTATTGAGTCGCGACGGTTATATATATTTCAATACAAAAACGGAAATCTACGAATCAAATATTCCGCCGATTTTGCGTTTCTTCCATGTTCACGATATCAGTCCATCCGGGTGGATAGGGTTTCAGTCAAAACGTGCAAAACAAATTCACGGTGGCGTCGGTATACAAACGACAACTTGTAAATATGAATATGAGTTAGCATCACGAGATATTGTACCTCTAAATGCGAAGGAGACTGTTGTACCGTATAAAATATGTAGTTTTGATATTGAGGCCAGTAGTAGTCACGGCGATTTCCCGATTCCGATTAAAACATATAAAAAACTCGCTACAAATATTGTAGATGTTTGTGATGCCATATGTCGACGCACAGGGGCTACCGCTGGTGCTGAAGCGATGGAGCATATTACTCCCGCACTTATGAGGCAAATCGTATATACTGCCTTCGGGTACGGTGGCGAAAACCAGCACCCTGATGTCGACCGCATCTATACCAAGATTAAGGTTTCAGAGCAGCGACTTGCTGCATTATTTGATGTATGGATATCATATCATATTCCTGATATTAAAATCAATGATGCTTTGAAGGATATTAATACGATTGAGAAAATGTTCGAAAAAATATCGGAGAGCAATAATGCGAATGCGGGTGACGACGACGACGGTGATGATGATGGAGATGACACTTATGATGGAGGCAATGTTGCAGAAGAAGAATATGTAGATATTGAAGAGATTGATGTGGAATATGATGGCGACGACCACAACCACAACGACGATAAAAAGGCAAATGATTTACTTATGGCATATGCCGGCGCTAAACCAAAAGCCTCTGCCGCAACAAAGAAATCAAAAAAGGCAAAAGATTCTGAAGCTGAAGTCGAACCACCAAAAGAGACAGTCATACATCTACTCACGTCGCCCGCGGATAAAACAGACCGCGAAACAAAAATAAATAAGCTGAATATATCTCTACAGGAAATATTCCCGCAAGTTGAAGGCGACAAGGTTACATTTATTGGCTCGACATTCCTCACATATGGCGAGAAACGCCCCTATCTCAACCACTGTATCGTTCTCGACACGTGCGACACATTGAAGGATGAGGTGGCGAATTCGGAGATAGAGACATATAAAACGGAGCGTGAAGTATTGCTTGCGTGGACGCGCCTAATTCAGCGCGAGAATCCCGATATTATAATCGGCTACAATATTTGCGGATTTGATTATGAGTTTATGTTTCGTCGTTCGCTTGAAAATTCGTGCGAGAATGAATTCCTCCGACTATCACGCAACAAGGGCGAGTTTTGCGGGACGCGTGACTATACTACAGGAAAGGTATGCATTAAAGAAAGCAGTATTGTAATTGCGAGTGGGCAACACGACCTGCACTATATCGATATGACAGGGCGTCTTCAAATAGATTTGTATAATTATTTCCGCCGCGATTTCAATCTGACGTCGTATAAATTGGACTATTGTGCGGGTTATTTTATAGGCGATGGTGTGAAAAAGCTCGAGCATCTTCCGACCGGGAATACGAAAATCAGCAGCTCGAATTTGATGGGTCTTGAGAATGGGAATTATATTAATTTCGAGGAGTCGAGTCATTCGACGGATACATATAAGGACGGCGCGAAATTCAAGGTTTTAAATGTGGACCTTGTCAATAAAACATTTGAGATTGAGGGACACGAGCAACCTGATATGAAAAAATCGGTACGCTGGGGTCTAGCCAAGGATGATGTCACGCCGCAAGATATTTTCAAAATGACAAATGAGGGACCAGCGGAGCGCGCAATTATTGCGAAATACTGTATTCAGGATTGTAACTTGGTGCATCATCTTATGAACAAAATCGATGTGATGACCGGATATATTGAGATGGCGAAAATCTGTAGTGTGCCGATTAGTTTCCTTGTTTTGCGTGGACAGAGTATTAAGCTGACCAGTTTTATTGCGAAGAAATGCCGCGAGAAGCGTACGCTTATGCCCGTTATTGAGCGTTCATTTGGGAATGAGAGTTATGAAGGCGCTATTTGTCTCCCGCCAAAATGTAATTTGTATCTCGACAATCCCGTCGCCTGTCTCGACTATTCGTCACTATATCCCTCCTCAATGATTAGCGAGAATTTGTCACACGATAGCAAAGTATGGACAAGGGAATTTGATTTGGTAGGGCAATTGGTTCGCGAAACTGGTGTGAAAGATCCGTCGGGGAATTATATCTATGATAATATGCCCGGGTATGAATATGTGGATGTAACATATGATACGTATAAGTGGGTACCAAATCAACGAGGGCGTGCAATCAAGACGCGAAACGGTACAAAGATTTGCCGATTTGCTCAACCCAAAGATGGAATCAAGGCAATTATGCCGACAGTGCTAGAGGAACTGCTTGCAGCACGTAAAGCAACGCGTAAAATGGCCGAAGCAACGGAAGACCCCTTTATGGCGAACATTTTAGATAAACGGCAGCTTGGTTATAAAGTAACGGCGAATTCACTTTATGGACAGTGTGGTGCAAAAACGAGCACATTTTATGACGTGGATATTGCGGCATCTACGACGGCGACAGGGAGGAAGTTGCTGACATATGGAAAACGGATTGTAGAGGAAGTATATGGGGACGCAAAAGTGGAGTCGAAGAAATTCGGTTTCGTAAATACAAAAGCTGAGTACATATATGGTGACAGTGTTGCGAATTATACTCCGATATATATTAGAGCTAATGGGGGACAAATGAATATCATAAAGATAGATGAGTTGGCGAAATTATATGGTGACGATAATGGTTGGGTTTATAGCAAAGAGGAAGGAAAGGAAGGAAAAGAATATTGTGAGATGAATTCTACGATAAATGTTGAAACATGGTCAGATAAAGGATGGACAAAACTTAATCGTATTATTCGTCATAGATTAGCACCGCATAAAAAAATGATTAGAGTATTAACACATACAGGGCTCGTTGACGTGACAGATGACCATTCACTTGTGGATATAAATGGTAAAGAAATATCACCGAAAGATGTTGAATGTGGAACTTCATTATTACATAATAATTTACCAATTAATACCTGTTATTGTAAGTCTGATATTACTGTTGAAGAAGCACAAGTTATGGGTTTCTTCTTCGGTGATGGGAGCTGTGGTATGTATAATTGCGCCTCTGGAAAAAAAAAATCGTGGGCATTAAATAACGCATCATTAGATATAATTAATAAATACGTTACATTATGTTCAATTTCATATCCAAATTTTAAATGGAAATATTTGAATACAATAGATAGTTCAGGGGTATATAAGATTGTTCCTTCAACAGACACATACGGTGATATTGCTAGATTTGTTGAAAAATATAGAAAACTAATGTATAATAACAAAGCGAAAGTAATACCACAAGAAATATTATTTAATACCGAAGAAATTAGAATAGCATTTTGGAATGGAATGTATGATGCCGATGGCGATAAAGACGCTAATGGATATATTAGAATAGACCAAAAAAATCAAATTAGTGCGGCTAATATTTGTTGGCTCGCTCAAAGTTTAGGATGGAAGACATCTTTAAATACCAGAACAGACAAAGAAAATATATATAGAGTTACAATGACAAAATTACTTCAAAGAAAACCAGCAACAGAAGTTAAAAAAATACACGAGATTTCCTATCCTTCGGAAGAATTTGTATATGACCTTACGACTGAAAATCACCACTTTGCTGCTGGTATTGGCAATATGATAGTTCATAACACGGATTCTGTATTCTTCACATTTAATCTTGCTACATCAGACGGAAAACCGATTCGCGGAAAGGATGCACTAGAAATTACGATTGAGTTTGCGAAAGAGGTCGGACACCTTGCTACGAAATTTCTGAAGTCGCCACACGCGTGGGTATATGAAAAGACGCTTATGCCATTTTGCCTCCTGTCAAAGAAGCGATATATTGGAATGTTATATGAGGACAAGCCGGAAAAACCGAAACGCAAAAGTATGGGTATCGTATTGAAGCGGCGAGACAATGCACCGATTGTGAAGGATATATATGGAGGTGTAATCGATATTTTGATGAAGGAGCAAAATGTCGAGACGGCAATTACATTTCTCAAAACATCATTACAAAATTTGGTAGATGAGAAGGTACCGATGGATAAACTTATCATCACGAAGTCGCTGCGAAGTGGATATAAAAACCCGGCACAAATCGCGCATAAAGTATTGGCGGACCGTATGGGCAAGCGTGATCCAGGAAACAAGCCAAGTATAGGAGATAGAATTCCGTTTGTATATATCCAGAATCCGGATAAGAAGGCGCTACAAGGTGAACGAATCGAACACCCAGACTATATAGTGGCGAATAAAATAAAACCGAATTATGCTTTCTATATTACGAACCAGATTATGAAACCGATACAGCAGGTGTTTGCGCTTGTATTGGAGAATATTCCGAGTTATAAGAGACAGGTGCCGGCATTGAAACGGTCAATGGAAGCTTGGACGGATAAACTGATAGACGGGGAGGATGAGGAGAAAGTGAAGAAGAAGATAACGGAATTGCGGAATAAAGAGGTGAAGAAAATATTATTTGACGAATATCTGATAGAGATAGATAATTCAACGAAAGGGAATCAGAATATAATGAGCTTCTTCAAGAAGACCTAATAATATAACCCGACCATTATAAATATTATCATTTAAATGCGAAGATATCGCAATGCACTTGTATATAGTTTTTTTTCACCACGACTACTTGTTCCTACCCGAACACCAGCTTTACGGTCCAAACTAGCCAATGTGTCGTCTAATCTAAAAGCATAATCTTGTGGCCATTCTTTATCCTCCGGTTTTATCCATTGTCCATTATCGAATGTATGTTCTAAAAAGACTTCAGGTAGATAAAAAGCGCTAGCAAGTAGACCGTGCCATCCTCGTATGAATTTATCCGGCGCCGTATGTACGTCTCTATATAAATACGTGATTGTACAATATTTTATGGGGACGTTCGACGCTGTAGTTGGTCCTCCGGTAAGCCGGCTTATAGAACGTCCTTTGTGGACAACATCGGAGATAAGTTCATCTTCTTCTTTCTTCGTCCATTTTTTGCCGTTGCTACCACCACCACTACCGCCGCCGCCTCCCGTATCAAACCATTTCCCCAAACATTCACGAGCGGTCATATTCGCATCATAACACGTTACAAACATTCCGTGAGGAAGTTTACTACTGCCATCTCCGCCATTGCCAATACCACCGCCACCTACAATATGCTCCTGGCGTAATAGAAAGGACAAATACCCGACACCTTTCGCTCCAGGACTGCGCGTACGCCCTACCCATTGAAGCACGGGTAGCGCCGTCGACGGTAAAAAAGAATACAGTCGCATAAATGTATCGTGGTGGTCAACGACATCGGTGCATTTTGGGGGAGGGCTGGCGTTATGTATTATGGCATTTGCTGCACAATTCTCCGCTTCATATGCCGTTTGTAAATCTAAAAAGTGTGAAAAATCCGCCGATACAATTATAAGCGAATCTCGGTATTCATTGCGCGTCAATCTTGGTATCGTCGTTGTTACAACATTATACGGTACGAACTCTATATTGCGCGTATTTATTTTCCATACTTTTTCGAATATTGTTAAACAGGATTTATATGGCACCTCATACTCGTGTGCTGTCTTGTGCGATTCGCTCGATTTTGCAGGATAAAAAAGTATATATACTTTTGAAAATCGTTTTGTCGGTTTAAAACGCATCGTATGCGCGATAATTTGTCCTGTATATTCAGTGCCAGCGTGTGGGAGGACATAACCGTTTAAATCTGGTAACTCTATTATGCTTGAAGAAAAAGTAGTGAAATGTTTTAATATATCTCTTTCGTCGAACCACATAGTTTGTATTATTGGTATTGTTTGTATTATTGGTATTGTTTGTATTATTGGTATTATTGGTAATATATAATATGGATATAAAAATATATATAATCTGCCATCGGTTCACGAATATTTGCTCATCTATTATCTATTATCTATTATCTATTATCTATTATCTCCTTAACATACACCGAATCGCGTATGTTCCAAAAACAATCCACATTGTTAGAATTACATTCGAACCTTCGATAATCAACCAACGCAAAGCGATACAATGCGGAGCAGATGACATAAATGGAGACAATAGTAAACCAGAAATAGTAAATGGCACACAGTATGTCGGATATAGGTGTGCAGCTACATAATGTAACAAAATCCACATAATATAGTATCCTAGAATTGAATATAACATTTTGATTATGAAGACGGTAATATCAAACATTCCTTTCAGTAAACGACCATACCACGAATCCCAGTTCCAATTCCATCCTAAATCTATATCCCAGCTAAAACCGAAATCATCATCATTGCACGGATACATAAAGAATGAGCTTTTGGGCATCCTATCGTTATTCAAGATTGAGACCTTTATTTGACTTTTGCTTTAATTGAAATATATTCATTAATATAATTCAATTTTTTGATATATTTATTATTAGTCTAAATCCATACGGTCGTTGTCACTATTATTATCTGTATTTGGGTCGTTGTTATCAGTCGACTCTGTCCTTTGTGGCATATTCATTGACATTGTATTTGAAAACAGTTGAGATAATTGAGGAATAATATATGAATTATTTAAATTGTGTAAATCATTTGTGTATGATGCAGATGTATTAGAATATGATGGCATATCAAATGAAAACATAATCGAATCATCATTTACGTTATCGATTGATAAATTGGATAATCTATTAAAAATATTGTTGGCGTCGGCTGCGTTTGTCGAATTATTATTTAAATCGGTTCTCGATGCTAGCGGTGTCGGATTTGTCGTAGTTGTCGTAGTTGTTGGTGCAGTAGTTGTTGGTGCCGTATTATTAAAACTATTTACCAGATTATCTCTAATACTATTGAACAAACTTGTGATATCAGGTGAATTTATAGACGAAGTATTTATGTTCGGTGTTTGTGGAATATTTTCGCCTCCCGTACCCGCGGCCGTACCCATTTCTATAACCGAAATGCGACATAAAGGACAGGTTGAATGTGTTTCAAGCCACGCCATCATACGAAACGGTATAAAACAATGCTTGCACCTTTTCAATCTTAAAACAACAGAGTTGCTTGTAAACGGAGATATCGAAATAGGGCATTCGGTATTTAATATTTCATTTTGGGGTATAGAATTGTAATTTATAATTTCTGTATTTTCTTCTACTTGTTGAATACTTAATCCTCTATTTTGTACCGACCCTCTTAATCCGGTACTATTCGGGTCTATAAGTACTGTTCTAGGTATTACAGAATATAAAATATTCCCCATATCATAAAATCCACGATTATTTGTTTGCGATTGTCGTTGACTGTTAGGATTCGTATTCGTATTCGCATTGGTATTACGATTTTCTCCCGTTCCTCCTGTTCCTCCTGTTTCTCCTGTTCCTCCCATTTCTCCATCTACTATAGGCACATCTCCATCTCCATCTCCATCCCCTTGATCATCATCCTCATCATCATCATCGTCGTCGTCGTCATTGTTTATATATATTCTATGGTCGCGATATACACGATTTTCGCGAGAATTTGAATTATTAGCACCACTATCTGCCCTTGATGCTTCTGACACCGGCGCCAATGTAACCTGATTATTTGTATTTCTCCTCGTATATGATTGTATCCTTCTTTCCCTCTGCGCATCTAATAAGCGATAGAACCCTTCTTCAAAATGTGAGTATGTATCTTGTGTCCTTGATACAAATGTACTAAAATTCGTCATCATCGATAAATATCCATATTCAAAATCCAGATTAAAGGCACTATCATATGCCGAATGACGAACACTATATCCTCTAGAAGGATTATCGTGTGTAATATGATTGATACCATTTACGTTATTTGTACTTCTTGAATCGTTACTTCTTGAATCGTTACTTCTTGAATCGTTACTCATTTAATGCTAGTTATACTATAGGAATACAACAATATGAAAACTATACCACAAATATAATTATATATATTAAATATGTTTAAATATTAAATACTATTAATTAATAACCGTAGTAAGGAAATATAAATTACAACTCAACTCATCATAAATAAATACAAATGACCGAGTCACATAAAAAAACCGAAGACATAACTAGATTTGAAAAATATAGTGGAAAAGGTATAACTGGTCTTGCTAATCTTGGCAATACTTGTTTTGCAAATGCCTGTTTACAGTGTCTTTCACATACCTATGAATTAAACGATTTCCTATCAAATGGAGACGCAGATTATAAAAAGCATTTAAGTAATAAACCCGAATCAGTATTATTAGTAGAATGGGACGATCTACGAAAACTAATGTGGAGTCAGAATTGTGTTATTTCGCCTGGTCGATTTATCAATACTGTTCAGCGTATTGCAAAAATTACGAATCGTGATTTATTTACTGGGTGGTCCCAAAATGACCTTCCAGAATTCCTGCTATTCTTATTCGACTCATTTCATAATGCATTAACGCGTGAAGTAATTATGGACATTAAAGGAAATATTAAAACAAAAAAGGACGAAATGGGGAAAGCGTGTTATGAAATGATGAAAACGCAATACACAAAAGACTATTCCGAATTTTTAAACATATTCTTCGGAATTCACGTATCTGTTTTAACCCCGATTCCTGAACAACCACTTCGTGCAAATCCGGAGGACTCATTGTATCTTAGTATACGCCCCGAACCCTATATGTTAATACATCTTCCAATTCCTTCAAGAGAGGAGTTACATATCGAAAAGACGGATAAAAATATTACATTATTTGACTGTTTCGATAAACATTGTGAACGAGAATCTTTAGAAGGAGATAATGCGTGGTTCAACGAATCCATAAATAAAAAGCAAAATGTACATAAACGATTATTATTTTGGAGTCTCCCAAATATTATGATTATAGATATTAAGCGATTTATTACATCTTATACAAATAGGCGAATGAAAAAGAACCAGCAATTTATAGACATTCCAATAAACAATGTCGATTTCTCAAAATATGTGGAAGGGTATGCAAAGGAAACATTTATCTATGATTTATATGCGATTTGCAATCACCACGGACAAATCGAAGGAGGGCATTATAGTGCAACTATAAAAAATTCAAACGGTAAATGGTATAACTTTAATGATACACAAGTAAAGGAAATTTTAATAACCGATAATATAATTAGCGGAAATACACCATATTGTCTTTTTTATAGGAAAAAAAAATTTAATTGAATTATATATATATATATAATAAATATAGAATAAATGAGTATAAGTTACAATTCATTATCGGGAATACAAGGAGACCCGTTATCATATATAAGCGAATTGGCTACTTCTGGTAAAAAAGGGCTAGACTCTTCATCTGTATCTACACGTATTATTATTTTGCTTGCTTTTATTGTTATAATGATTTTATATTATGTGTTATTTTCATCTTTAGGAAATAGTGGTGGTGGTGGCGGTGGCGGTGGCGGTGGCTCATCAGGTTCAAGTTTAGAATCCGGCGGTAAACGAACACTTGAAATTATATTATGGAGTATTTTCGTTATTCTATTAATTATTAATGGGTTCCAATACTTTTTTAATGTTAATGTAACAGCATCAATTAAAGACATTTTCACAGACAAACCGAAAGTTGATGTTACTGTTCAAGAACCGCCGGAAGAAAACGTAGTTCCGGAATTAAAAATAGAAAAGGAAGTTTACAATATCCCTGATAATAGATTTACGTATGAGGATGCCAAAGCTGTTTGTCAGGCATATGGTGGCGATTTAGCCACATATAGCCAAGTTGAAAGTACCTATAACAAGGGAGGCGAATGGTGTAACTATGGGTGGTCTGATGATCAGATGGCATTATTCCCTACACAGCAAAAAACGTGGGAAAAATTACAAACCATAGATGGTCACAAAAATGATTGCGGACGCCCCGGCGTAAATGGTGGACGTATTGCAAATCCTAATGCAAGATTTGGAGTAAATTGTTACGGGTATAAACCGATTATAACTGGCGCTGAACAGAACGCGATGCAGAATACACCGATTTATCCAACAAGTATGAAAGATATTAAATTACAGAAGAAACTGGACTATTGGAAGAAACGCGTTCCTGAAATTTTGTTGTCGCCATTTAATCATAACAGTTGGAGTATTATAGGATAATATGGAAACATATAGGAAACATATAGGAAACATATATGATAAAATAATAGTACAACGTTTTATAATATTACAAAGTTTTTATAATATTATATGGCAGGGAAAAGTATAGTGTAATAATAATATTATTAATTATTCAACAAATCTAACCTTTTTGGTTTTCTTATTTTGTTGTTTGATTTTCGCATTATCTCCCGTGAGTGGCGTATCATCCGTTTTTACAATCTTGGATTTTTTAGGAACAGCAGCAGAAGTCGAACGAACTTTGCGTGTCTTCTTATCATATTTTCTGCGCGATTCTGGTGATACAAGTTCTAATAGTTTATCATACAATGATTCGTCGATAACATCATCCTCATCTATATTATCGCCGCTCTCATCATTTGAATCGTGTGACTTACTCTTTTTGTCAGTCTTACCCTGTTTTGAAACCTTATGATTAAAAACTTTATGCTTTGTTATCGGATGACAATAGTATAACCCGGAAGGAACTACTAAATCTTCCATAAGTTTTGCTGTCTTGATATCATATTCACTTGTTTTTCTTTCTTTATGTGTATGCCCGCTTCCACTACCGCCACCGCCACCGCCATATTGAACATTTAGCGTTGAGTTAAGAAGAGCATTGCTTATTTTATAGCCACAACTCATAATTCCGTCAGATTTCCTATTGAACACGAGATCGCTCGCTCTCAATGGTAGTATACTTCCTTTTCCTCCAACTTGGTCCATTATATGTTTATGTATCTTATTTTTATTTACCTATATTATGTATATAAATAATGTTAAATATATTTTATATTATTTAACATTATTATATTATAAGGTCAAAACAATAATGTCACATTAATTATAGTACCTCTTAATTTCAGGGACAACCTTTTGCTCACGTTTATTTTTAATATATTCGAGAATCTGCTTTACCTGTTGTTGGTTGGCGATTATCTCTCCTAAACATTTCTCTAAAAACCCAAGCGTAATTGGCGACGTCTGTTTCGTTTCACAGAATTTAAGTTTACCATCAGAAATAATCATAAAATTATTATTCATATCATTTTCTGCTACATAATCCATTATCTTGTCTTCTAAATCATTTTTACGTGTCCGAACATCTTTCGCCTTATCGTTTATTTTCTTCAATTCGTTATCTAGTTCCACCCAGGTTTGGATAGACTTTTCTATATTGATTGGATGCTGTGTCGTCATTTATACGATGTTGTACGAAATACGCTTATTATAATATATCAATAATATCTAAATCTTTTTTAGACATTATTTATTTCATTGGTTATTTAATACGTAATTAAATTGATATAATGCAGATGTATTACCGTCTATGCTTCCTAGTATGAGAACCAGAACTGCGATGTTTTTTGCTATGTCTTTTACCATATGTTTGCTGAGCAGCCAGTAAACCAAGAGGAACAAGCGCCTCTTTCAACAGAGCACCAAATGAGGCAAACATACCTCCGCTTTGGGCTCTTGATGCTACAGGTGCCATTGCTTTTGCCCCGCTAGTAGAGGCGGCAGGTGCTGCTGCAGGTGCTGCCGCTTTACCACCCATAAGACCATCCATCATTTTAGTAAGTGCCGCTAGGTCCGCTCCACCACGACGACGACGACGTGTTCCTTTTGCGTGACGTTTACGTCTAGAACCACCACCTTTCATCGCATAACTATTCATTGCTTGGGACGCACCCATTCCGGTATTACCGCCTACAATCTGATTCATTTGTGACTTAAAGGTAACAGCAGCAGGTCCACCACCACTAACCGAAGCACTCCATTTAGGTGCACCTGTTTCAGAACCGGGATATGCACCTGCATTTAAAGGAGCAGCACCACCGCGGTGTCTGCGTCCGCGACCTCTATGTCTTTTATTGTGACTTTTTCTTGCCATTTTTTCAGTATTATATTATCTCATTAGAAAAAATAAAAATATCACAATGAATATACCAAATATATACCAAAATATATATGTTTAATTAAATACTTTTACTTTTAATTAACATAAAAAATATGCCTAAAACCAAGAAGAAACTAATCACCACGAGTAAGAGTGACAAATAAATATATGGATATATTTCTTCTAAAATCAAGCTAATGATTGGTTTAAATAAATTTTTAAGCTCTTTTTTTACTTCATCCTTTTTAATAAATTCTAAACAGTAATCGGATATTTTATCTTTCATATCTTTCATTTTGTTATACAATATTTTATAAAAATATTATTATTATAGTTTTTTTGCGTGTTATTATTATCTATATTTTCTCTTTATGGATTAAATGGAATATAATTCATCTGCAAATATCTGTACAACATATGATAATTATGACTTTAGCAAGATAGTTCTAACAGACCCAGAACTATTACACGGTGGTTCGTTTTTTACAAAGTTAAACGTTGATAGTAGTATGTTTTATGTACAAACTCCTAAATGTCTTTCAAAACAAGGAATAATAATTACAGCAGGTAAAAAATCATACATAGACCTTATGTTCTCTAATGAGCACTCCGAATTTATTGGATTTATCGAAAATTTAGAAAAAGCGTGTATTGAAAAAATATACTCAAAACGGAATTCCTGGTTTACAAACGATATAGACCAAAGTGATATTGAAAATGCTTTCACTTCAGCACTTCGCTCATTTAAATCAGGTAAATATTACTTGTTGCGCGCAAATATCGCTTCATCTAAAAATATGCTTAAAATGCCAACCTGTTTTGTATTTGATGAAAACGAAAAACAATTAACATTAGAAGATATAAAACAAGAACAAGACGTAATAACGGTTTTAGAAATACAAGGAATTAAGTTTACATCGAAAAGTTTTCAGTTTGAAATAGTTATGCGACAAGTTCTTCTATTATCAGATAAACCCGTTTTCCAAGAATGTGTTATTAAGCGCAGTCATTTAGTCACCACTGTTGCTTCTAAAGATACAATAATGACTACATCACAGGTCTCGCAAAATTCAAATGTACAAGATAATCTACTGGTTGATAATACTACTCTACCAATATTAAATAATATAAAAATAGAAGAACCCAATAATGCTAAGCCAGTTCCTGCAACACCTATGCTATTATCACTAGCTAAAAAAAGTGTAGACATTAAAAACGATGAAGATGTAGAAATGGATGGTGAATATGACAATGAAAATGGAAACGTACATAAACAACCGATGAAACAATCCGATGATGAAAATAAACAAGGAACTTTAGAGAAAGATAGCCTGAAACAAAAAATACCTGAATTTACAGATATGACGGAATTAATGGATGCTGATTTAGAGATAAAAACAGATGAATGTGTGAAAATAAAACCAGCAAATGATATTTATTATGAATTATATCGTGTCGCAAAGGAAAAGGCACGCGCAGCAAGAAAAATGGCATTTGATGCTTATTTAGAAGTAAAAAAAATAAAAAAAACATATATGCTTGACGACTCGGATTCCGATTTTAGTAATTCATCAGAATCAGAAAAATCGGAAGATTCTGATAACTCTGACGAATCCGAAGATGAATAGTATATAATTTTGAATTCATATTTCAAAATATAAGATACGATATAAGATACAATATAAGATACAATATAAGATACAATATAAGATACAATATAAAATTTTAAAGTATATTTACCATATTTTATAATTTTATTTATTTTTATTTAATTACTTAAGGCAGTTCTTTATTAATTATAATTTGAAATGTGTTAATTGTTAATTAATATTAAAATTATAAAAATATTTTATCATTTATTTTATATAACGATGCTTCGAGAATTACAGAAAACTTTTAAGGCACATCACGTTCTTTTACTTTTAGGAGGAGTTATTCTTATTTATGTTTTATATAACTATTCCTCAAACAAGAATTTCGCCCCTGAGAATATGGCACCCAAAAATAGACGCGGCGCTAGTGGTTCATCACAGTCAGCCAATGGTCAACAGCCATCGGGGGCAAATGATGGAACATTTTATGTAGATTATGCTCCTGTAAATTCAAATGATAGTAACTTAGCCGGTTTGCCTTCAAATTGCTCAGGTCAGAATACGAATGCTCCCTCTGACCTTCTCCCTAGTGACAATAATAGCAGTTGGGGGATTAAGCCCCAGGGTAGTGGCGATTTCTTAGGTGTTAATTTTCTTAACTCCGGATATTTGATTGGTGTAGATACCATTGGTAGCACTCTTAGAAACTCTAATCAGCAACTTCGCTCTGAGCCCCCTAACCCTCAGGTTATTGTTAGCCCTTGGGGTAATACTACTATTGAACCCGATCCTTTCCGTATGCCCCTCGAAATCGGTTGCGGTCCTCAGTAAACATTTATAATATACTATAACTATTGTATGTTTAGGGAAATATAAAGCATTGAAAGAATAGAAAGCATCGAAAGAATAATAAGTTAATTTATTACATATATATAACTTTTAAAGTTAACTTATTATTTATTATTTATATAGTATATACACACCTTTCCTTACCATAATATACTATGGATTTAAATATATATGGATATATACTATTTATACTGATTATTATAGTAATCGTAAAATATTACTTTGACTCCGATTTGGCAAATTTGAATTGTATAACATCGAGCGTTGATGGAAATAAGTACTGCGTACGCCAACGCCTTCAGCAAGAGATGGCTGCCGATTTATTAGCAAATATTACTCAAAATATGAAAAATCTTGTAGCCTATATGCAGAAAAATTACCCAACTTATGAAAATGTTCAGCGACTGGTAAAGAATTTTAATCCCAAAAAAATAATTGAAAATGACCCCGACGATGAGCATACAGCGTATAGTGAGAACAAGGGCGAAAAGATTGCATTCTGTTTGACCAAAAGCAAAACAGATGAAAAATTAATTGACAAAAATACTCTCACATTTGTAGCAATACACGAGTTGGCGCATACAATGACTCTATCAATTGGTCACAAGGAGGAATTCTGGAGCAATTTTAAATTTTTATTAGAAAATGCTGTAAGGGCGCATATTTATATAGCAACCGACTATGCCAAAAACCCTATACAATATTGTGGAATATTAATAGATGAAAGCCCTCTTTATAAAAAATAATTAAATTACTATTATTATTATAGGCATTTATATGTATTTATAGGTATTTATAGGCATTTATAGGTATTTAGATATTTATATAGTTATTTTATATAATAATTATAAAATGAAAACAAATAAATCTCAACAATTATCATCTTTTATTATGTACATATACAATAATAAATTATTTATAACTATAGGTTTAATATGTGTTTTTGTATTTGCGTTTTATAATATCATATCCCCCGCATATACTTGTTCACTTAATATTGAAGGGTTTGATTTTGGAAACTTTTACACCGGAAATGCTAGCAATTCAAGCCCATTTGATGCTACGTATGATATATCAAAGACGAAGTCTTTAGCAAAGACCTTGGGCAACTCTAACAAATGTCTCGCAGGATGTTATAGTCCTATGACCTCATCTGACCCCGACATTAAAGACTGTACACCGAATGTATCAATGCTTAACTCCGTTAAGAAATATAATCAATGTAATTATAAATGTGATAAAACATTTTTTGATAAATTAAAAAGTGATCCAGACCGAAGTGCGGAATACAAGAGGTACCTAGAAAAGGGATTTAAGGCGTGTGAAATTAACGAGCACTGTAAAGGGTGTACACCACTTGCTTATCTTTAATTTTTACCTCTTTATTACTTTACCATTATTCATTATATAATATAATAAACATATTATCTAATAAACATATTATCTAATAAACATATTATCTAATATATATATAATATCGATGGGAGATACAATAAAAAATAATATATATAAATTAAATTATATAAGCAATAAGCGCGTAGATGAAAATCAAATCCCTGAGAAAATTATCATATTCTACGGTAACATAAATCCACAAACACTCACTATATGGGGAATATCTGAAGATGAATTAAAGCAGAAATTTGATGTGTTTGTTAAAGGTAAGAAGGAAGAAGAGGAAGAAGACGAAAAAGGAAGACTTGCATCAGATCATTCCATTATTTTCGGAGATTTATTTAGTTCATTAGAGTTAGAGAATATTAAAACATATGACATAGAAGTCGCCTTTTCATTTGAACGCATTTACGGAGATGACACAATCGAGACAATAAAGAAAAAAATAATCAATAATATAAAATTAGAAAAGGAGTTTTCATTCGATGAAATGTACTTATTTACAAAAAGGGGTATGCGATATACACCATTGCAATTATATAATAAATTGTCAAATAATGATACAGCAAAAGTAACAAAAAAATCCCTAATTGATTTTTTGACAAATTCTCATAGACGAAACTTGAAGGAAGAATGTGAACTACTTATTCGAACAGATAGAAATAAATTAAAAGAATCCTATACATATGACGACATTTATGAATTATTTTTCAAGATTAAAGATGAATCTCCCGATGAAGGCGCTCAAGGCGGTGAAGGCGAAAGTGATGGCGGTGAAAGCGATGACCAAGGTTCATTTTCCGAGATAAATATATTGCCTATAATAGAAGATATACCGGTAGGGCAAAGAGTTGCATTTAATCGTGTAGATTATATATTTACCACAAACCCGTTCAATATAAATATAAGCGACTCTGATGAATTCGATTTTTTAAAACAAGCATCGCATCAACAATACACAATCTCAACTACAAATAAAAAACTGATGATTGACTATGAACCCGTCATATGCGAAACTATATTTTTATGTCTTGCAGAAGATGTTCTACGGCATATAGAAGCTATCAATGAACAAATCGAAGATTCTGCCCCGATTTTATCAGAAACGGTTGTTCAAATATATTATCCCTATTTGGCGCAAAAACAGTACACTACTATCGCCGATTTAGATACGAATCGACAAGAATTATTAGATTCAACTAGGCAATTAACCAATGATAAAGCATATCGCGATCTTTCCAAAAATGTAGACTTGTTCTACGATATTTTTTATCAAAGAGAAACAGGCGTGAATACTGGCGAAAGTCCTCGCCAATCACACCGCAATACTTTAAACTATGTTCAAAAAGGTATATCATATATAGAGCTCGAAATTAAACCAGATTCCCCTATAAATATTCCCGTTGATATGTTATTCAAGATTATTCACACGACGGCAGACAAACCGCTTTTAAAATTAACGCGCGGTAAAAAGGACCAGAAAATGTACCGGCTTTTCGCCAATAAAGTTTCGACAGATGGAAGGCGCATACCTTATCTTAAAAGCACAGAAATAAATAAGATAATAAAAGATACACAGTCAGAGAGGAGACTGCTTGTTTTAGTACTATGTCAATATGAGTTAAAAGATAAAGGCATTACATTGAAAGAATATACAATACATATAAAGTGCGAATTTGATGCGTATGGTAGTATATTTGTTTCCTTTGAAACGGAGTTTGCATTAAATGATGAACAAATATCTAATATAATCGACAAAAATATAAATCCGGTAATTAATGAAGTAGAAATTTTCCTAAGTCAAAATGGGTATCATATAAATAATTTCGATGACCTGTATTCTACAAATATTGTTATACGTGAAATAAAATATAGGGCAAATCTCGAATTCAAAGGCGGATTTACATTGAATATCGCTGATAAAATGTCTTGTATATCGAGTATATTTAATGTAATTAATTTTAAAGAAAAAAAACGCGTAATTATGCGATATAAGCGAGTGTCCAATTATAATGAAATCCTGGGGCGTGAAGCATATATAATGGAGCAATTTTCGAAATCTAGTTACCAGAGTGATGTTGTTCAAGGGCTAATGGAAAATTATAGTGTTTCATATGAAGATGCTGTACGTATAGTTGCTGAATTTTTAGACGGATTACAGTTATCGGAAATAAATAAAAAGTCAAGAATCAAAATAAATGTTCACCCCGGTTTCTTAACGACGATTACACAAGGCATCGATGATACAAGAAAGAAATCGCTCAATTATGGTAACTTTCATATAGAGGTCGATAATATTGACAATATTTATTATTTGGATCATGTTGACATTATGTGCGACGCATTAATACGACTATTGACGTACGATGATTCAGAACCCACTACAAATATTCCAGTGGACCGTATTTTAGAATTATGTAAAAAACAGGTATTATCTAAGGAGAAAATAGAAGTAAAGGAAGTAAAGGAAGTAGTAGCCAAGGGAGATAATATAGTTCTTACCGATAATACAATGTTTGCTGAACCGGATGAAGGGGCTATATCATTTGATTTTGAAAATCAAGATAAACTAGAAGAAATCGCAAATACAGGAGACGGAGCGGTTGAAGATTTATTATTCGGCGATATGTTTGATGAAGAAAGTGGAAGCGAAGAAGGAGAAGGGGAAAGGGAAGAACCGACTCCTCGTCTGGTAGAAAAAGAGGCAGATGTTCAAGAACAAGTTGCCTCGGATGAGTCTGGTAAGTCAATACAATATATACACTTTGAAGACGCAGGTAACGAGGATGCTGTAGAAGGTGAAGGTGAAGGTGTAGGTGTAGGTGAAGGTGAAAGTGAAGAATCAGGCGACTCAGGACAATCAATAGAAGATATAAAATTTGACGATAGTGAAGGTGAAGGTGAAGGTGAAGGTGAAGGTAAAGACGTCGAGGATTTAATGTTTATGAATAGTGATGAAAGCAGTGGAAGCGATAGTGAAGGCGAACGCAAAGTAGCTTCGGGAGGTGCCGGTTCAGACGATGAAGAAGAGCAAGAAGAACCGTCAGTATCACCTCTAGATATAGATATAGATAAATTCTCATCTTCATCAGAATCGTCTCAATCTAAACCTGTCCCTACACCTGTACCTACACCTGTACCTACGCCCAAACCAAAATCAAAATTTCCAAGTATATCTATTGCGTCATCACCAGGAGCGGCAATGGCAGCACCTGTACCAGTATCCGTACCGATAGTTTTGAAAGATAAAAGCAAGGGTGTCGGCGTCGGTGTCGGTGCAGTATCTGAAAGCGGACACAGAGGCGTTATTGAACACGATGTAACGGGTCAAACAGTTAATCCTTTTTTGTCAAAATTAGAAGCATATGACGATGTTTTATATTCAAAGGATAAAGGAATCGGCAGTTTTTATTCTGTAGCTTGTCCTTCAACTGACAAGAGACAGCCAGTTATTTTAACGGATAAAGAAAAAGAATATTTAGATGAACATCATAGTGGGTCGTATAACAGAGCAATGAAATATGGTTCATCTGAAAGTAAGAAATTCTGGTATATATGCCCGCGATATTGGGATATGAGAAGAAATGTAAGCTTAACACAGGAACAAGTAGACGATATAATAAGCAAAGAAGGAGATGTGATGATTCCAAATGTTGGCGCTGATGGTAAAAAACCAAAATCAATCCCAAAAGGAAAATATATATTCGAATTTAATAAAGACCAGACGCCTGGGTTTGGATATAGTAAAAAAAATAATGGAGGAAAATATTGCATTCCGTGTTGTTTTGATACCGATAGTTTTTTCCGTGCAAAACAAAATAAATCACGTCAAGAATGTGGGTGTCCAGATATAAAGCCTATAAGTGAAAGAAATCCGCACCATAAAAATTTCGAATGCGGTGGGAAAGAACAAGCATTTAAAGCACCACCTTTACCAAGGGTTCGAGGAAAAGTATCAAGTCTTGATGTTCTTAAGCAGCAACAGCAACAGCAACAGCAACAGCAACAGCAACACCCTGTTAGCGATGAAGATGTCCAAGAATTTAGTGATCCCGACCAGGACCAGGACCAGGACCGTCACCGTGAACCGGGCGAACAAGCAGAGGAAGAGCCAAAGCCTCAAGTAAAAATGTCTCTACAGGCGTTGCGTCAAAGAGCACTTGCTAAAAAATCATCGAAATACGCGGATATAGATATAGATGCGGATGCACAGGCAGAGGCAGAAGCAGAGGCAGAGGCAAAGACAGATAGTCTACCTCTTCCGTCACAAAAAGCAGATTCGAGTATAAGTGACATATCAGACCAATCATCGGTAATGCTATCAAAAGTATCGAAAAAAGAATTCAATATTTTAGGACCAGAAAGAAATACTCCTCTCGAACCTGGAACATATGGCTATTTATTACCAGCATTACAGGCATTTTTTATACAAGATTACAAAATATGTACCATAAATGACCGTAGCACAGAAATAAAACCAAATGTGTCTTGTTTATTACAAAAGGGTGTTCAATTAGGAGAAAAGAAATATACACATAAATCCTGGAAATATTATAGCGAAAACCAAAGTTTTCTGGGTGCTATTGCCGACATATATTCGAGGTACATTTTTATGATTACCGGTATAGAAGAAATTATATCAATCGAACAAATGAAAGAAAAAATATTGGCTGCAATAAGCATAGACTTATTTATGACATATCAAAATGGAACACTCGTAAATACATTTAATGTAGGAGAAATTATCGATGAAAACGATGAAGAGGAAGATAACAAAAGTATAAGCGATTTTATAAGCGATACGGATAGTTTAGGGGAAGCGAATATTTTTGAAGGCGAAGGTAAAAATCGCGATGAAGAAGAGGAGGAAGAAGGAGAGGGGGCATACGCTCAAGGCGGTGGTGGTGGTGGAAGCTCTGATGAAGAAGAAGAAGAAGAAGAAGATGTCGATTTTATGTCGGGTTTAGTAGAAGGTACACCACAAGCGAGTAATGCCAGTGCGAGTAATGCCAGTTCTGGTGAAGAATCTTCAATACCACCACCCCCACCAATGACCGACTACTCTTCAATGAGTGAAGGACCAGCGCCGCAATATGAATCATTTGATGAAGGGCCGCCTCCGCCACCACCAATGAGCGAAGCAACGCCTCCGCCACCACCTATCACAACATTATCCTCAGCACAGTCGAAAAACGCAGAAAAGCCATCCATCATCTTATCACAAAAAGTACCATCGGGTCCGTCGCCATCATCAACATCATCGTCTTCTACATATACTTCAAAATCATCATCGCGCAAAGGCACTATATCAGTCGCATCTAGAGGAAAAGATAAAGAGAATTCTTGTATCGTGGATGATGAGATTTTTAGACAGTCGTTAAAAAGCCCCAATTTCGAATATAAGAATACGGCGATATTTAAATCTATTAAAAAATTCTCAGACGACGATGCTCAGTTTGTATTCTTTAAGAAGGTTGTATGCTCATATGAAAATTTCAGAAAATATATACAGAGTAAAACAGTTTTCATTGACTATGAATATATTTGGGATATAATATGTACTCCTAACCCCAAATTATTTAAAGATGGATTAAACCTTGCTATCGTACAAATCGCGAATAGAGATATAACAAATAATATAGAAGTGATATGTCCATCAAATCATTATTCAAACAATTTTTTCGACGACAATAAAAAAACAGCAATCATAATGAAAAGGCAAATTAAAAATAAAGTAAGCTTCGAGCCAATATACGAAGTTCGCGGTTCTCGTCCTCGCATTTTTAATTGTATTTACAGTATAAAAAATACAACCCTGAAAAGAATAACAACTGAAAGTGGTAAAGTAATCGAAGAAACTATTATACCACAAGTTCTAAAGAAAGCAATAGATTCGATTAAAAATGTGTATAATAAATTATGTAAACCGAATAATAGTATTCCTAGAAGGGGAGCAGTAAATGCGCATAGTAGATTTCCGAAATTATACGAGTTTGAACGGAATATTAGTTTATCCGAATTAAAAACACGCGTTCTAAAAATGAGATATAAAATATTAAATCAGATTGTTAACTATGATGGCAGAGTAATTGGCATATTTGTAGAACTAATACGAAATCAAGAAGGCGAAGGCGAAGGCGAAGGCAAAGGCGAAGACGAAACACTGTCCGGTATTATAATGTGCGAGCCGTCACCAATTGATTATAGTATCCCGGAAATAAATTACATAGACGATAGTTCTCTATGGCACCCATATGAAGATACAGTTGTATTTCTCAATTATGTTCACGGCACCCTTAAAATACCATCGCGTCCGATATTTAAAGTATTAGATGACGGAAAAATCGTAGGCATAGTTACTGAAACAAACCAATTTGTATCTATAGATATTAGCGAAGACGAAAGTGTAAGAACGGATGGGATATTTAATATACCGATTTTAAATACAAAAGACTATAATATTGCTGACGCTGAAATCAATCTCAGATTAAAACAGGACCCGTTAAGAGAAAAATACGTGAAATATATGTATCTTGAAAGCAATTTCTATAATGTTTTTCGAAATACTGTACGTATCTTGATTAATAGATATGAAAATATAAAAATAAAAGAAATAATATTGTCGATTTTGCGACGAACCGATATAGTTTATTTAGTAAAACTAACCTTAGTCCAAGTTGAAATTGCAAAATTAGTATATAGGTATATCTCATTTGACGATACGCACTATAATGAAGAAACATTAGCAAATATAAGCGAAATTACGACAAGTTGTCTTACAAATACCGCGACAAATACGTGTCAACAAACAAAATATTGTATAAAAGAGACGGACCAAGAAGGTAAATGTAAACTAGTTATTCCAAATAGAAATCTATTGTATCCTAACAAAAGTAATAAAATAATGTATATCGCTCGAATGGCGGATGAAATGATAAGATATAACAGAATAAGGAACTTTATGTTCGAACCGAAATTATTCCCACCGATTAATGTAAATTATAATTTACGAAATGATGAAATTATATTATCACAATCTATGCTTACGGAAGGATATTTTGACAACTTACAACCCCAAATTGAAAATAAGTATGTCCAATTTAATACATATAGCACAGCCGAACCATTATTAACAGAATTATATGAAAATATATATGATGCATCTGTAGACGAACAAGTAAAATGTACTACAGATATAGGGGCTCTTTCATCCGAGTTTAAAAAATATTTCACTGCCCAAAGAGAATATCATATATTGAAATTTAATCCCAACGCATCTGTATGTTCATTTGAAGTTATACTATTTATATTAAAAAATGAAGGGGTGCGAACTGGAAATAAAAGATTGGAAGTTGTGACAGTAAACATTCTTAAGCTAATTATTTTACATTTTTATAATATGTGTATCCAAACATCGCAAAATTCCGATGAAATCAAGGGTAAAATTGTATCAGTACTTAAATTTTACGGTATGACGACTATTTCGGAAGAGTATGATAAGAAAATAAAAGCAGGTAATGATGATGATTTCATAGAAACAATTCCATTTTTAGAAAATTATTATCTTACACGACTTGATATATGGATTATATCTAATTACTATAAAGTTCCAATTATTCTTTTATATTATCCCAAAAAACCACTATTTGAAACAAAATATGCATATACTACATTAACTACATATTATCAAGCAAATATGCCCATCGTAGAGGAGGAGGTGGCGGTGGATGAAGAAGAAGGCGGAACAGGAGCAGGAGAAGCGCGTTCACATCCATCACGCGATGCGCAAAAATATTACTTCATTATTGTACCTTCGATTAAACCAAATACTACCCCGACTTATAGCCTTGTACGAAAAGGAGATAGCAATTATTTCTTATCTATATCTGAATTAAAACCCATTTATCAATCAAAAATAAATGAAGAAATGTCGAAGACATATTCAACGTCTAGAGATGATGCAGCTTTTAATGACGACGCTGGTATAATAATGGGAGAGGATGAAGCATCTGTATCAATGGGGTTTAAAAAAAATATATTAAATTTTGTTAAAAATTTCGAACCACCGTCAATAATACAAAAACGAAAATATGAAGAGTATTCATTTTCCGGGACAAGCGTTATAGGAGATTCACCGCCTCTTGGTGGAATAGATGAAGAATCAAAATCGGCGGAACCGGCAGAACGCGCTGTATCTGGTGCCAAAGTAATGGGACAAAAATCTAAACCAAGACCGAAACTGTCGCTTGCATCAAGAGTCGGTAAAAATAAAATGCCAAGTTTATTTGCGCTTCCACAAGCTTCGGATGCATCAGCTCCAGTTGCGCAATCATCATCATCATTATTGTCGTTGTCACGACAACGTAAAAAGAAAATGCCAAATTTATTTGCTCTTTCTCCTATTGCAGAGACAGCATTGGCAGCGACAGCTGCATCATCTGATGCACAACCACCTCCACCATCGCTTGCTGCATTAGCATCACGTTCAAGTAAAAATAAACCGAAGAATATATTATCCACTGCTTCTATTCCTCCTCCTCATTCTCTTCCTCCTTCTCTTCCTCCTTCTCAAAGCGTTATTGCCGAGGAAGATAAACCCGAAGTAGCTGGCGATTAATTATAAATTATAAATTATAACTATAAATTTTTATATATTTCTTACACTATATCATCACAAAAATATAATATAAAAATATTATATTATATTATATTTCGCGTGCACACACACAAGCACACACCACTCAACCACAGTAACGTATACTTTTTAAAATCCGATATTATAGTTCGACATAACATTACCCAGATTCTCCTTCTTAATATTTGAAACAGTTACATTCATCGATAGATTGCTAATAGAGCATACATCATCGGAATTTTCCATCATAAACGCCTTCTCTATCTCGTCTGTCGCATTCGTAATATTGTATTCATCTTGACCGGCGAATTTAATCATCTTATTCATATCAAGCAATACTTTAAAACTACTTGTTCCGAAAAATCCCTCCTGTCCGCACATTACATTTGCCGATACACCGCGCATCTCATCCAGTTCCGCGTGTCTCGCCGCTTTCAAAAACATCTCCGGTGTTTCTTCAAACGACGCCTTCGCAATCGGCCCAATATCGTCATTATTAATTCCGTGCCTAAATATTGATACCATATTTGCACTCGCCGTCATCCTGTCCGATAACATAATCAAGTGATGATAGTTAATATATGTATTATCAAACTCAAGAACCTCTGACAGCTCATTGTAAATTGCTACTCTCGCCGCTTCAATTCCAAGCACGTTATAAATCTCCTGAATATCATTACTTATCGTACGCGTAACATCAATATAGTCCAGCGCCAAAGCGGTCAACAAATTCGTCCCCGTTGTATCAAGCACCCACGTCTCTTTCTTAGTATATGTACTATCTACCTTAACAAGCGAATCCGTAATCTTCCTAAGCAAAACCCTGGATAGTCCCTTGATGCCTCGCAACACGACATTGTTCAGCATATTGTCCTGGAAATTTTTCAAAATATATATCTGGTCTGATTGATCCAGCGACAGGGTATTGTTCTTCTTCTTGGAATTTGTGATAACATTATTAAGACGAATACGGAATACCAGATTGTCGGCATTATAATCGGCGTACATACACGTTACCTCTTTGTCGTACATATTCTTTAAAGCGAAATGAACATCGTCCATTGATATCTTCCTATCAAGCATTGATTCCTTGTCAAGCGTCATACGAATAACCCATTTAGATTTATCACTTGGGGCAGCATTTTCGCCACCACCACCGCCGCCAGCAGCAGCACCAGCGCTGACAGTAGAATCCGATGCAACCTCTCCTTCCGGTTGTGCGGAAGACATACATTCATCCACCATTTGTTCGAATTCGAAATATTGCGACATCACGGCCTTATCTTGCTCGATTAAAGTATTCATATCATCGGGGTCAAAACATATTTCAATACTTTCAACGATTTCTTTCAAAATCGTAATCTCGATATTTGGAATCTTATCACGCACGATTTCCTTGTCCGTCTCTTCTTCGCGTTTCATATAAATAGTCAACGACGGATTCTTCGTATTTTCTGAGAGTGACAATATTTCCTCAATGCGCGGCACACCACGTGTAACATTTGACTTCGACGCAACACCAGCAGAATGAAATGTATTTAAAGTAAGCTGTGTAGTCGGTTCACCAATACTCTGTGCTGCTATCATTCCAACCATTTCTCCGGGAGCGACAATGGCGCGTTTATACATAAGCGTAATCGTCTCCAGTAGTACAGTGAGCGCCTTTTTGTTAAACCTCTTCACAACCAACAACTCCTTAGGTGACAAATAGAAGTAGTACATTGTTTTGAATAACTCTGTAGGCGGAGCATAATAAAGATTCTCCATTATTTTGTAGTTGTCTTCTATCATATCAAATACATCAATTGGTGTAATATCCACCATAGAGTTCTTGGTAATGTGCTGCATACCCTGGACGTTATTAATAATATGCATAAAGCATACAGGCAAATGGATATTCTTATTATCTCTCATCTTAAACACATTCTGAATAATCTCATCGCGTTTCTCTATCATCATATCAATATAGAACTTTGTTTTTATATCTTGGTCTTTGCTATGTTTTTTCATACGCGTCACCGCCGACTTCGTAAACACCGTCATCAAGATTCCATCCTTATCGTCCTGTGTAGATACATAATAATGGGCATATATTTCCTCCAATGACATCGATACAAGTGGCAATGACTGATTCTCCACTTTTACAGTATCGATTCCATCGTCGCCATATGAGAATTGAACAATTCTGTCCTTATTATTTCTCACCGTCATATCATATCCTACTTTCAAATCCTCCAGGCCCTTGATTAACCGTCTCTGAATATATCCTGTGGTTGATGTATCACGAACTTGAAGTCCGTTTGCCAAACCAAAATTCAATGTTTTAGGAATAGTCAAATCATACATTTTTGGATGAAGTGCAGGATCTACTTTTTCAATTGAAATAATTTCATCTAATACAACGTCGTTGTGAACGATGACTTTATCTAATTTATCTTTCCAAATAATTGACTTCATTTTGTTATTTTTTTCAGGGTGAAGAAGTGTTACCTGTTCTGCGAATATTTTTCCATTTGTAGAACGAATGGATAGTCTATATGATGGTTTAATATTTAAAGTTCCGATATTATTATTATTATTTTGCGTTTTAAATATTCTTGAATATACACCAATTCGTGAACATAATAATGATATATCTTCTGTCAATCGTTTTGATGCCGATGATGACTCAATTGAATTTTTAGAAACATACCCATCTCCTGAAATATAACCATTTAAAATACCTTTTGCGAATTCTATATTTGAAATATATGCCTCATTGGGAATATGTTTATTTTCAGAGCCAGAACCTACTAATTTTGTAATAAAGTTTGACATAATTGATGAATTTCCACGTATCGTTCTAGTAGTTCCACCGATATTATTTATTTTTGTAGCCTCTGAATATTCTATGTTAAACATATTAAACCAGCCTTTCACAAATTCTATAATTGTATCATCTAAATTTGTGATGTGTATAGAATTATTATTAATATTTCCTTCAGCAATGAATAATCCAATGAATAATCCATTTTCATAATTCAATTGAAATGTATCTTGGATGTTGCATTTTTGTCTAGTACCCCTAAAGGGATATACGCAATTTACCTTTATATCAATTATCTTAGAGCGCACAGTTGCACGCTGTAATTTAGCCTTACTATCAAATGGGAGTGTAAATGTTTTATTATTATTATCGTTCCACCAGTTTGACGGAATTTTATTTCTATTATCCATAGCAATATTCATACTATTAATTGCCTTGTGAACTTCACTTCCATATATATAGTTAGTTTTTGACAAGTATTTATCCATATTAATCTCATTTAAGCAAACGCTATTCTCAGGACAATTCTTAGCAACAGGAACAAAATCACCTACGTTAATTTTTTCAGTATACTCTTCACGGAATTGTTTCAACTCTGGTTTCCATACTAATAGTGACTTATTTTCTGTTACAATAACACTTCTTCCTCCGTGTGTAGTAATCTTATATAACATATCTCCAGGGTCGTGGCGTGTTACCGCAGTTATATTACCCCACGACATATTTCCGTTATAATCCATAGTTGAAATGGTAACATTATTGTCTAATTCGAGATACTCCATATTTTTCTCTTCCATATTTTGAATTCTGTCGGACATTTTCATATGTCCGTCAATCCATTCACCGATTTTAACATATTTGGGAATATCATTTTCAACTATAACAATAGGCGTCTCCCACGTAACAGACTTGACCGCGGTGTCAATCAGACCAATACGACCAGCCATAGCGTGAAAGAACAACTCCTCAGGTCGCAACCCGCTAATAAACGAGCTCTCTACAAACCCACGAGCATCTGGCGAGTCATCGTATTTGTTAAAATGCGGCAGCGTCCTGCTATCAAAACCATAGGGGATACGTTTTCCATCAATTGCTTGCTGTCCCAAGCACGACGTCATTTGCGAAATATTGATATCTTGACCTTTTGACCCTGCATTTACCATTGTAACAAATCGATTATCCTTGCTCAAACTTTCCACACCGATTTTACCAGCATCATTAATAGCTCTATTAAGAATATTTGAAACCTGATTTTCAAATTCGATGTCATTTGTTTTTCCTGTCTTATTCTCGAATACGCCGATATGCAACTGGTCGATTAGCGCCTTCACGTCCGTCTTCTTGGAAATGATGACTTTGGCAATTTGGTTATTCGTCTCGGCATTCGCAATCAAGTCGCTGATTCCTACACTATATGCACTGACTTTCATATACTCGGTAATAATATTCTGAAGATCATCGATAAATTTCGCGGATGTCATATTATTGAAATCATTGCACGCCCTATGAATAAGACCATTTGTTCCAGAACCCAATACGGCTTTATCTAATTGGCCTCGCAAGTACTTACCATCGCGAATCTCCAGCACATTATTCGATGTTTTGTAGTCCTCTTTCTCGCCAAATGATTTTTTCTTGTATTTTATAGTAAGCGGTGGCATAATTTGCGACAAGATATCAAAGTTCGTAATTTGAGCATCAGCTACATTGCTAAACATTGATTCATCTACTGTCTCTAGCGCCATAAGCAAATTCATCGCCGCACGATTGTCGAATTTCACTCCCACGCGTGTAAATTGATATGATCCAAGCAAAGAGTCCTGAAAGATACCAATAATGGACTGATTATTTGCCGGACTGATTATTTGATACGGCACAGCTGCCAAGTTCTTCAACTCTGCCTCGGATTCCTCGTCTTGCGGCATATGTAAATTCATTTCATCTCCCGATGAATCCCCTATGTTTCCAAAGGGGGCGGACTGTATCTTAAGCAAGTTCAGGATGGCTAATCCTTCATTACTCACCAACACCCGTTCAGTCTCTGAATGCCTCCCATAGTCTACCAAACGACTTTAGGGAGTAACACTGCGGATTGCCCAATTCTTTGACATTATTACCATTGGGTTCGGCTATTAACCGAGTTCCCTTACAATGTTTCCATTATAAGGTGGTAGTCAAGGACTCTAAGGGGTTTCCCGCATCAAGGTGTTTTGCCAAATAGGTCATATATTATTTGACCCATCCGACTAGGAGGTAGCACGCTTTTAACGCCTCCTGTTTTCGACAGAGAGTTTATCGAAATCCGCATTATAAGGTTTAGTATCACCGACATTCATCCTAAATGTATCGCCCTGAAACATCACTTTCGCAATATGACACATCATACTCATTCTGTGAAGTGTAGGTTGACGATTAAATAATACACCATCACCGTCCATAATATGCCTATGTACAATATCGCCATTTTCAATCCGAATATTCTCGCGGTCGGCATAACGCAGCGAAATATTCTCCCCATTTCGCTTTTCCAGGATTTTAGCACCAGGATACTCATCTGGCCCATTGCGCACCAATTTCAGCAGGAAGTTTCTATTCAAATTGTTTACAGTAATCGGTTTCGTAATATTTTTCGCGATTTTGAGCGGAATACCAAGTTCACGAATCGACAAATTAGGGTCAGGGGTGATGACGGAACGAGCCGAGAAATCCACACGTTTCCCCATAAGATTCCCCCTTACACGCCCACCCTTTCCATTAAGGCGGTCCATAATCGATTTCAGCGGCCGCCCCGAACGCTGCGCAACTTGACCGATGCCAGGAATATTGTTATTGATTTGCGTGGCCACATAGTATTGCAAAACATCTCGCCACCCATCTACGACTTTCTGCGCAGCATTCTCGTTAATTTTATCGTGTAGCGTCTTGTTTATCTTAATAATATTTACTAAAATATGACTAATATCGTCCTCGCTCCTTTGCTGTCCATCCATTTTGATAGAAGGGCGTACCGCTGGTGGAGGTACAGCCAGCACCTGACAAATCATCCAGTCCGGGCGCGAAAATTGCGGACTAAATCCCATAAATGATACATCTTCATCCGAAATACGCCTAAAGATTTTCAATACGACCTCTGGTATCAAATGAAGTGTCGGATTTTTCTTTGGCATACCATCCTCGCCACCCTCATCACTTTCCGTGCTTTCCCATTCAGCGACAATAGTCGCCATATCCTGTTTCTTAATTCGCTTCGGCTGCAAACATCCACAACCGTCGTGTGTATCTTCACCACATCGGTTTATCTTGCTACAATATTGAAATACACTATTCCATCTCTGGTCTGGCTTCATTTCCAAAAACCGACTATTCGTTTCCTTATTGATGAGCAATTTACTACATTTGATACAGACGCAATTTAATATTTTTCGAACTGTTGTTAAATATTGAATATAGAATACAGGGCGCGCTAATTCGATATGTCCAAAATATCCCGGCGTCTGCATATAATCAAGACCATCGGTTGGACAAATCATTCCTGGCTCGAGAACACCCATTCGTGCGTCGAAAGGTCCCCCAACAACAGGTTTATTATTGTCATATGTATTTCTATCCGTAATATGAGCAACCGATGATTTCCGTATTTCCTCGGGCGACATTATACTAAATTGTATCCCTATGATGGGGGATACATTCTGAAGAGATAATTTTGATTGACCTTTTTGTGAGAACATTTCTTTTCGGTATCCTTCTTATATTAATAGAATAATATTTAGATTGTTTTATCAATTTTCTTAATTTTAAAATACCTTATGTAATAAAATAATTAGAAAATAACTAATATTGCGTTCATTTAACAAAACAACATCACTTTCATCCATTTAACCATTCATATGAATATATTATGAATAGTGTGACATATTTATAGTATTACATTGTTCTTAATCTTTTTTATTTTTATATTTATCATTTTGTATATTATTATTTATGTTAAAATTGAAGGATATAAAGATAAATATATAATATATATCATACAATACACTACATAACCGTCAGTTAATATTACAACTTATACATATACACGCAATGCCATCGTTTATTCAAAAGATGAAAAATGCTAAAAAAGATGATTCGAAAAAAGATGATTCGAAAAAAAATAAAAAGTCAAACCATAAGGATTCGGGTTCTGACAATGATTCTGGCAACAATCAGAGTGACAGTGATAATGCGAATACCGAATCTGAAGAACAGCAACAGCAACTATCCAATGAAGAATTCGATATTCAAGAATATAGAAAAATGCTTGCCGGTATGTTTCCGTCTAAATATATGACAAATCGAGTGAATACAATTGAAAAAAATCATACCGCCGTCGCCACTGCTACCACCGCTGCCACCACCACCAATGCGGTTTCTTCTAAACGGGATAAAAAATCTACAACTACTACAATCAAACCGGATGAAAATAAGAAGGTTACGAGAAGTTCGACAAGGGCCGCTCAGGAACAAAAAGTAGAAACTAAAAAAAATGAGAAATCGAAGAAGAAACATTCTGACCCTCCTCCTCCTGCTTCATCAGAAGAAGATAATAACTCTGATGCATCTACTTCTAGTACAAGCACTACTTGTTCCGACGACGAATCTGACGACGACGAATATTCATCCGGTTTCGACGAGTTTGCCAAAGAACAATTGAAAAATGGTAAATTCAATATTGTAATTAATCTTGTAAGCGACAAGCATAAGAAAGGTCGCATCGGAGGCGACGATGATGGTGATGGCGGAGACCAGTGGAAGACAGATGATGACGAAAGCGACGGCGATAGCGATGACGACGACGACGATGATTCGGAATACGATCCCGAATATGACTCTGAGGAAAATGACGATGATGATGATTCCGATGAAGAATCTGAATACGATGACGATGAAGAAATTTACGAAGATAAATATAGCAGAACACTGGCAAATACGAATTCGGGTTCGGGCTCGGGTTCAAAAACCAAAAAGTCAAACCGTTTGCCTTTGTATAGACCTACATCAATATCTACATCTGCGCATAAATTGAGAAAAGACAAAGCGTCCGCATCCAATGGAGCAAAAACACAGCAAGATTTAGCGATGGCACCCGAGTCTCTTGATACGATTCAGACCATAAAGAAACAGATGGAGGACATTTTGAAGTTCAACAAACACGACAGGATTGCACAAGAAACTCTGAATATAATGTTAAATAAGGAAAAAGAATACAAGGAAAGAGAAGAGAAGAAATTGAGAACCCAGAAGCGGTCTCATCTAAAATCGTTTAAAAAATTATTGCGAAAGAAGAATTCGACAAATGATTTGAAGTATTTCAAGGAGAATCTCTCGACTGAAGAGCAGACGTCGGTTATCGAGGAGCTGGCAAAATTAAATAAGCTCACCATTACCGACAAACCGTATCGTCTCGCTCTATTACAGTCTGATATCCCGCAATCATTTAAGGCGATCGCTTTGAAGAAGATTACCAATCTGCGATATATGGAACCCGGTGCAGGCGAATACTATAAGATTAAAAATTGGGTGGATACTTTTATGCAGATTCCGTTTGGCACATATTCAAATCTACCTCTCACTATCTCAGACGGAATCGAAAAATGCCACGACTTTATGGAAGATGCCAAATCAAAGCTTGATGGTGCCGTATATGGTCTCAATGATGCCAAGATGCAGATTATGCAGATGTTGGGTCAATGGATTTCTAACCCTACGGCTATGGGCACAGCTATTGCGATTAACGGACCAATGGGTACCGGTAAATGTCATTCATATGATACACCCATCCTGATGTATGATGGCTCGATTAAAATGGTTCAGGATATTGTTGTTGGCGACAAAGTGATGGGAGATGATTCTAAATGTAGGAACGTCATTTCGCTTGGTGGAGGGGAAGATAATATGTTTGATATTGTTCATTCAAATGGAGAAAAATATGGCGTGAATTCGGAACATATAATGTGTCTAAAACAATCTGGAATGAATATTATAAAGACGGTAAAGACGACATCGGGTGACAATAGATATAAAGTATGTTATTTAGATAAAAATGACTACAAACAACATAGTAAGCGTTTTGCCGATTTAGAAGAAGCAACACGATATTTAAATGATATGAAACAAGAGCACGATTATGTTGAAATTCCTGTGAAAACGTTACTGGCATTACCCAAGTACATTCGTGTAAATTTGAAGGGATACAAGCGTGGGGCCGAGTTTTCTAGCAAAAAGGTGCCATTTGACCCATACATTATTGGTGTTTGGCTGGGGGATGGTACTTCGAGCAAATCCGAGATTACAAACCAGGATGCTACAATTTTACACTATTTGAGAACAGAACTTAAAAAATATAGCCTTAATTTGGTCCATCGTTCTGAATACACGTATGGTATTTCGTATGATATGCATCAGCACGATACCCGAAATAACAAAAATAAATTCTTACAAGTGTTAAAAGATTATAAGTTGATCCGCAATAAACATATTCCAGATGATTACAAAATCAACGATAGAAAAACGCGTCTGGAACTTCTTGCCGGGATTATTGACACGGATGGTTCTTATTGTGATAAATCGAAGGGATATGATATCATTCAAAAAAATAAAGTGTTAGCGGATGACATATTATTTGTAGCTAGGTCTCTTGGATTTACGGCAAATATGCACAAATGTGAAAAATCTTGTATGTATAAAGGCGAAAAAAGGACAGGAACTTATTATAGAACACATATATCCGGTGGCAACCTATCTTCCATTCCAGTTAAATGTCCTCGGAAAATGGCTAAAACAGACCGCGTCATCGACAAAGATAGTATGGTTATGGGTATTACGATAGAACCGCGCGGATGGGGAAAATATTACGGATTCGAATTGGACAATAATCACAAATATCTATTGGGAGATTTTACTGTCACGCATAATACAAGTCTTGTGAAAGAGGGAATCAGTAAGATTTTGAACCGTGAATTTGCATTTGTGCCGTTAGGGGGTGCAACAGACAGTAGTTATTTGGAGGGACATTCGTACACATATGAGGGCAGTACGTGGGGCAAGATTGTGGATATTTTGATACGTTCCAAGTCGATGAATCCTGTGATTTACTTTGACGAGTTGGATAAAATCAGTGAAACGCCCAAAGGAGAGGAGATTATTGGCATTCTGACACATTTGACGGATACGAGTCAGAACTCGCAATTCCACGACAAGTATTTCGCCGAGATTGATTTCGACCTTAG